TTAAGCCCATGCGCGGACGCCTGGATCTGGAACAATGAAAGGCTCAAGCTGAGAAATATCAACATCGTCACCAGTTATACGCACGTTGACGTAATAACCTTTTTTCCCAATAAGTACAGGTGTCTCGCTTTCTGGATCGTCGAATACAAGGACAAAACCGATATCATCAATAAACACGGTTGACCAATTGGCATCCAGCAAGCCGCTATTAATCACAATGTCGTTGTATTGCTGTTTGTCAGTAAATTGCAAGCTAACGTCTTTCATGTTAACCACCTTAAACAATTTCGCTTAATTGCGCATCAGTTAATGCCTTATGCCATACTCGAAAATTTCTGATATGACCAAATAAATGACGTTGTCCTGTCGTTGTCTGACCACCGATACGAATAGTTGCGGAGCTTTGAATATAAGTCCAGGTTGTTTTTATTTCGCTGGATATACGTCCGTTACTTATTGCACATGTCAATTGATCTGCTTTTACACGCATCCCCACAACCATTTTTTCCAGCCCGGCATTTTCATTTATTCGTCGGTCTGAACCACTTATATTGCAATACGGAAAACCGTCGTACCTACCTGATGAACCAAACCCCATTTCGATCCCCGCTCCGGTTTGATGACCGCTGATATTAAAAACACGCGGTGCTGCATTTGGCGTTTTATACCAGTTCTTATGTACCTCACAAAGAACCGTAAAAGGAAGATTATAAAGGTTATTCTTGATTGGGACTGTCACCATATCGCTTGCCCGCGTTGCCGGTGCCGTCCCCGTAACAATAAAAGATGATGCGCCTGTACCAGCCTCAATCTGTGGAGTGGTTACATCGAGATAATCCCCTGATGTAACCATCTGCCCTGTATCCGGAGAATACTGGACAAAACCACCAACCGTATTTTCTGTTGTATCTGCTTTTAATGTAGCCTCAAAAAATATCCAGCCAGTTGCATCATCCTTAACAGACCTTGCTGTAACACGGCTTGTCTGACCTGTCTTGCTAATTATGCGGGTGGTAAGGTTCAGGTTTGCTGCTCCTATTGATGTCCTTACCTCCCCATCATAATGTTCAAATAAAATACGAACGGCGATATTATCAACTTCACTTTTTACCCGACAGGATATAGTTACATGCTTTTCGCCCCCTGAAGTATCAACCCCTCCGGTACTCGAATACAGTCCGATAATGGTATGCGCTTTACTTGTACCAACAATCGAATCCTGTACGACAAACCGACCATAATTAAACCCGAAACTATCTGTGCCTGTTTCTGTAACGTCCAGTGAAGTTGACTTATTCCACTTCGAAGGGTCTGTACTGTTCTGGAAGAAGTTCGTTCTTTGTCCCTCAATAAGCAGGCCATCACACTCAAATCGCGGCTCATTAATTTCCGCCGTTTTCAGTTCGCCAGATTTGTTGATATATGTTGCCGTTGATGCGCGACTGAAATTAACCTGTTTATCACTGGCAACCTGAACCACATTATCGCCAATCTTCACTTTTTTATAACCCGGAGAATAGCCCGTAATCATATCCAGCGAATCATTAAAGGGCATCCACACATCCGGCAGCGGCTGTAAAACATACGCGTAAGGCTGCGCCGTCTGATTGGCGTATTCGTGGGCTTCGTCTCTGTATGTCTTAGCTGAATCGGCTGCGCTTGTCGCTGTTGTTGCAGCGTTGGTTGCAGTGGTAGCTGATTGTGATGCTAATTTTGAGGCTGAAATCACATCTTTGTTGTCGCTAAAAAATTCAACTGCGTCCGCTATTTCTGATTCTTTGCCCTGATAGTAACGCAGTGTTTCGGCGACATCCTGAGCAAGACCATCCACAGAGATCGAATCTGAAAGCAGGATGCTAAATTTAGTTCCAGCCGGAATAGCAGGACTTGCCGCAGGTGTTACTGATAAACTTGTTGCGCTTTTTACCTCTGTGATTGAGAAAATCTGCACCGGATTGCTAATGGCAATAAGGGTGCAACCAACCCTGATCAGAGATAATGCGGCATTGAATTCAGTCCCCGTTCCGGTAACTGTTTTTCCGCTAACGGCTATCGTGCCTGTTGTGTAAATCATCGCAATGACTCCATTATGTTAATTAACCTGGTAATTTTACCATTTTGTGATCTGTGTTACATTTCTGGCTTATACAAAATGTATTTATTGATTTATATCAATATACGAAATGTTGTTTTGTCGGATATTTAAGCCACCGGATGAACCTGGCGAGCTAACGAGAATGGGGATTCAAAAATGAAAAACATGCTCAAAGTGGTATTATTCGCTGCGGCTGTTGCTCTTACTGGTTGTGCTGTTGACAAAGATGCTGCATTGCACAACCTGCCAAATAGCGGAGTAATTCCTCAAGAAATTGTCTATGATGCTAATGGTCATCTTGTCTATGACACTGAAAAACTTCCATATACTGGTCAATGGTGTCATGAACTAGATCACAATATGCGCCGCATCGGTAGCCCGTCGAATTGTGTAGCTAACTACTAAAAGAAAACCCCGCGCAAAGCGGGGTTATTTTTATGACCACGATCCTGAGCTTCTTGTGACAAGGACTAGGCCTGGTCTCCTTATTGCCGCTGATGATGTATTTGTGTAGTTTTCTGTAACAGTTACGGAAACATGCTGAGATGTAATACCTGAAACACAATGAACGGCAACGTCTGACTTGTGGGGCGTTGATGCCGCCCTTTCTATGTCTATAGTCTTTGAATTTCCGTTAATGTTTATGGTTACGTTAATGCGTCCCGACTGGTTATATGTATAGTAAGCAAGGTTATAAGGTATCATTACATAAACCGTTTTCGATAAAGCAGATGATGATGAATCCCAATAATTTTTGGTTACACTCCTGCTACCTGACCCTGATTGCGCAGGGAATGTTGCCTCTGGAATTACTGACATACTCGCAACGTCACCAACAAAGGATGTAGCTTCTACAGTGCCTCTGAATTTACCGTCAGTCGCGTAAACAGTACCGTTAAACACACCAGAATTAGCGTATACCGTGCCGCGTACTGTAACGTTGTTAAATGTAGCCCAGCCATCTTTAACTATTGCCCAACCTTGATCGCTACCGTTCCAATTGTATGACGTTATGACATTGCCTATTTTTGCATTGTCGATTGAACCGTCTTTAATAAACGCTTCGCGCACATACATTGCGCCGTTAGTGACATAGAAAGGTGTCTGATATGTGCCGTTTGCGGCAGTCATTAACACGAATCGGTCAACAAGGAAAATGCACTGCGATTGAACATCAGTACCGCTGCCAGTGAGGCCAAGTGACATTCCTGTTGCGTATTTCATACCGTTGTTATCAGTGGCAATCTTGATTGAATATGACGCATCAACGTTACCTTTGAAGTCAGTCAGTGCTTTTGATGTCGTTTCTATCGCCGTTGTGTTTCCGTTAATAGTTATTTTCAACTGGTCGATTCTGGTTGACAATGCCTCGTCTGCCGTTGCCATAGCCTGTGACCATTCCGTGATGCTTGAGTTTACATCGTCGAAAGATGCCGAGATCTGGCCAAATTTTTCCGCGCTTGATGTTTCATGCGTAGAAAGTGCAGTTGACACTTCGGATACTTTCGAATTAATCGTACTGGTAAGCGATGAGTTAAGGCTGCTGATTGCGTCAGTGCGTGCATTCTTCTCATCTGCGATCGCTTTATCCATCCTGGTTACGTTGCTTGTCACCTTGCTATCGAGCGTGGAAATTGACGCATTAACCCCGCTAATAGCTTCTGCGCGTGCGCTCGCCTCATCTGCGATTGCTTTATCAAGACGGGAAACGCTCGCGTCGGTTTTGCTTTCAAGACTACTGACGCTGGCGTTAACGTTGCTAATAGCTTCTGCGCGTGCGCTCGCCTCATCTGCGATTGCTGTGTCTACCCTTGCTATTTCCGCTTTTGTTTTTGTTTGTCCTTTCCTGTATTTCGCCTCAATAACAGTGCTCATCTTGCTTTGTGCCATTGAGTTATTAATAAGAGCAAGTGAGGCGTTTTGCAGACTTGCTTTCGCCTGATCTATCTCGTCGCTGTTTTTATCAACCTCACTTTTAACGCCGTCAAGCGACGCGCTGATACCTGATATCGCCTGAGCACGTGCGCTTGATTCATCGGCGATAGCCTGATCCAAGCGCTTAACACTGGCGTCAGTTTTCTTGTCAAGCGTTGAGATACTTGCGTTCACGTCGCTGATAGCCTGAGTACGCGCACTTGTTTCGTCTGCAATTGCCCGATCAAGACGGTTTACGCTGGCGTCAGTTTTCTTGTCAAGATTGCTTATTGAGGCATTTACACCGTTAATAGCTTCAGCGCGAGCGCTGGCCTCGTCAGCTACTGCGCGTTGCACATTAGAGATCTGACCTTTAAGGTTTGTGTCCATCACATTCATTTCTGCCGTGATGGTTTCCAGTGATTCCGCTGTCGCTTTTTTCTCTTCAGCGATAACGTTGTCAATACGGTCAATTTCAGCCTTCGTCTCTGTCCTACCTTTCTTGTACTGAGCGGTAAGAGTTACGCGAGTGTTAGTCTGTGCAAGCGAGTTATTGATAAGCGCCAATGACGCGTTTTGCAGGCTTGCTTTTGCTTGCGCCAGTTCGCTGCCAACTTTTTCGCTGGATACTTCAAGGGAGTCTATTCTTGACTCATGCTGCCCAATATCATCGGCGTTTTCCTTAACTTTTTTATAAAGATCTTCCGTTTCTTTTTTAAGTGTGTCCGTGTCAGCTTTTATCGATCCTGTTTCTGTGATTAGGTTGTCAGTTTCAGTCCTTAAATCGTCAGTTATGTCGGTCAGATTGCCAGTTGCAGTTTTAAGGTCATTCGTAGCGCTTTCGATAAGATCAGTGCGGTCGCCTAGATCTTTAATGTCATCAACCATTTCTTTAAACTGTTTTGAATTCATCACGTCTTTGGTGACGTAATCGGTGATTTCATCAAAGTTTTCTGTTGGCTTACCTGATGCTTCAACGAAATCTGACGCGCCGAAAGCGTTACGTGTGCGCACATAAACGTAATATGTGTGACCTGTATTCATGCCGCCAAACGTCCACTGATGACCACGACCTGTATATTGTGCTTTAGTGGTTACTGATGCCGGGTCGGTGATCTGTGTTTCACCTGAGTAATAAAACTCATAACTGGTATCAGTGGTGAGCGTTGTTCTGCTGATCGGGTAAACGGTAGCCTGGAATACACCAGGAACCCAATTAACGCCGACGGGGGCCGCTGGTGCACCAATAACCAGATCCACAATACTTTCCGCGCCCTTCATGCCAGTGTCATTACGCCCGCGAATACCTAATGAATAGATTCCTGAGTCAATGCCATAAAAATCATAACTGTAATTCGTAGTTTCGTAGCTTTTAACTACAGCGCCAGTGGCGTTATATACGCGGATCTCAAAGGTCAGGCGACGGGTTGTCGTCTGTGTTTCCCACGTTGCGCGACACTGAACCGTTTCGGATCCAATGTTTATCACCTTCAGATTTTCAATGTTCGGCACGCGGAAGTGATTAAGCGTGTCGTTATTAATCTCGAAGATTGCGCCATTATCGACTACGGCCTGCTTATGTGGATCATGTTGTGCGGCCTCGATGGTGTATACGCTGTTATTTTCTGTTTCTGCTACGCTGGTGATTCGACATAAAACGGGTTTTGCTGCGTTGGTTGATACAGCAAAAACAGTACCGTTACGAATCCATGCCGGGGCGTGTGCAAGGGTGATATTGTTCCCGTTAACTCCGGTGATCTGGTGTTTTTTAAATTTACCATCGCTACCAAGTAAGCTGATGGTGTCACCAGGGGCGATACATTCAGAATCAACCTTATCGACAGTTATTACTCTTCCATTGTTAGCCACGATACGACCGCCTAAACGAGCGCCTGCGCGGTTATTGTCGAGTATCTCGATAATATCACCTGGCGTAAAATGAATCGCGTCACGGGCCATTTTAAACGTGAATTTTGATGGTTCGCGTTTTGCTGTTTCTATCAGCCATTTTCCAGCGCGGTGCGCTTGCCCGCGTGAAGTGCAACCGAACGCCTCCAACGTGGTTTCGTTATAACCATCACGGGCGATTAGTTTATCATCTGCGACATATTCTTTTGATTGCTCCCAGCCGTTTTCAGGGTTAGTCCAGGATACGATCACGGCGTTGTAGCATTCTGCGCGTGCGATACTTGAACGAGTAAACGCGCCATCAACGACGTTTGCATTTGTGATGGTGGCGATTGGATCTTGTGGCGCATCAATCATCACGGTAAGGCGTTGTCCGTCCCATAACGCGATACCACGGAACATACCTGCGATGTTATCCAGTAGGTCGCGGGCGCTCATTTGCTCCGTAATGTAAGCGTTAAGCGTCATGCGAGGTTCAAGGCCACCATAGCCATCATCAACCAACTGATCGCAGTATTGAGAAAGCACGTACAAAGCGCCATCATCAACATCAATGTAACCAGCATGTCGAGCAAGCCCAAAGCGCTCGTTTTTAACCAGATACCGGAAAAGCCATGCAGGGTTATTGGTATACGCCTTTTTAAATCCACCAAGCCATAAACCTGAATATGTGCGCGTTTCAGGGTTGTAGTTGTCAGGCACGTCAACAATCAGGCCGCGAAGGTGATAGGTGCGGGTAGGCGTATCAGTATACTGATCATGGTCAATTACGGCGCCAGCTACAGCGGTATGAGGATAAGACAGATTATCATCTATTATTTCGCTGTAACTACTCCACCGCGTATCATTCCGCAATAGATCGCCGTTGCTGTCTGGTGTTACGCGACGAACGCGAATATCAAACGGTTTTTCATCCGGCGCTTTAATGATGTGAGCTTCCAGGTATTCACCGCTTTGTTTACCAGGGCCAATGTGTATGTCTTTAATCAGCGACCACGTAGAAGATGATGACGGTTTAACATCAACCATCAACATGACGGATGTATTATATTGATTGCCCTTTTCATCTGACTTAACGAGAGCATCAACACCAAGATTCAACCTGACGCGGGTAATGTTTGGATCTGAAACAGTCCTGATTATTGGTGTGTCGTGAGTTACCTTTGCGTTGACAATAACGGTTGACTCAATGGCGTTAAAACCATTAATCGGCGATTGGTCAGCCGTGCCGTTGCGCCAGGCTATACTAATCCCCGGAATTGATGTATTCCCGTTTGCGTCAGTAACAGGAGTGTCATTAAGCATCACGTCATTCAATGGCGCTTTCTGGTTTACCGGACCGTATATCGGCCCTTCGCTGAGAATATCTAAAACACGATAAAACTGTTTGTGATACAGGTTATCGTTCAATAATGTTGGTGTTTTGGCTTTGCCGCCGCCGCTACTCATGGTTTTTCTCCTGTTAACTTACAACGTCTAAGGCGTCTCTATTGTTGCTTGTGTCTATGCCTAACGATCCGACGTTTGAACCTATTTTCATTTCACCTAATAGTATTGGCACTGGTCTACCCTGGCCCACCTTGTTTTCAATGCTGGTGTAGGTGTTGTTCGTTATGGTGTTATCTTGTGCGCTTTCTGCTGATGTTTTTATCTTCATGTTGCGGGACATAAAGATTGAGAACGCAACGCTAACCACCGAAACACCAATCAGGATCCAGCCTACAACACCAATCCCAGCAATACCGCCTTCAACTACTGGCGCAATAATGACGGTAGTTCCGTCAGGGTATTTACTATTAACCGCTGCCGGGGCCGTCTTTTCGTTATAATCTTTCCCGGCAATCCGTAACCGCAAAGGTGTATTTAAAAAAGCCTTCTTGAACTCCTGATTCTGCGCGGTCAATAGGCTAAGTCCTTGTGCTGGCGTATCAACGTTTAAACACACTTTGCCGTAATATCTTCGAAGATTGCCCGTAAATCTAAATTTGAGCATTTGTCAGATCTCCATATTGAATGCGTTTGTCGAACATACGCGGGCCGCATTTGCTCGCGGCGGCTTAGCAGTCCGGCATTGTCATGATGCAAAACAGTGTTATCGCCCAGGTAAATCATCGCGTGACATGGGTCAGCACCCTTGAACGGCTGGCGAATAATCACGTCACCAGGCTGAATGCTTTGCGCATCAACCATGAAAAACCCGTTCAATGGCAGGTTTTTTATGTACAGGTTTTCCCCACGCAGCCACCACCCATCGTGGCGTTCAAAGTCAGGCAGATCCACGCCGCAAAGGTGATAGGCGTCACGAAAAAGCGAGTAGCAATCTGTTTTCCCGTGTTCAAATTTACGGCCTAACAGGTGCGCCACCGGGCGGAATTTCCTCACCATGCCACCGGAACATAAAAACCACGGCAGGCCGGAAATAACCTGCTGTTGTCGATCCCGTGCCGACAATACCAATGAATTGTCAGTATGGGAGTGGAAAACGGCTGTTATAACGCCCAATTCGTCAGCTTTGATATAATCGTCAGGCGAGATTTTAAAGCTGTTGTGCGGCGTTTCAGACACGTTAGCGCACGGGTAAAAATAATCGTTATCTATCACCAGCCCGCACACTTCCTCGCGGTGGGCTGCTGCATAGCGAATCATTTTATCTTCAAGTGCCATAATCAACCCACCTTGCTCGATCCTGGGAAACATGAAATTGGTAACGGATTCGGGCGCGGGAAACGTAAACGGCAACCGCTCAGGCGGTGGCTGCATTTATCCAGCTTTGGATCGCTGGTCGATTCGTCTTTATCAGTAGCTACAGGGCCGCCACTGTATCCGCAACTGTCGCCGCGATATTGCCATTGGCAAACGTCAGCAAGGATTGTGCGCCCTGGGATAACCGCCTTGTCAGCATCAATTGGCGTTGACAGCTCATATTGCACCTGGTCGGCTGTTTCTTCGCTCATCGCCTCAACGACGTAAAAAGACACCGCCTCGATAGACGGATCTGCATCCGGGTTGCCGTTGGGGAAGTTGATGGCGTCCAGGTATTTTACTTCCACCTGGCGGCGTGTAACTTTCATTCCTCGCAGGTCGTTGAAATCGTTATTCATCCCGGTGATTAGGCCGCCAATGTTTGCTACAACCATTTGCGGGCGTGAATAGACACCCTCGTTTTTCATTTCGAAGCCTGTGGCCTCGATAGGGTAGCTGTTGTAAGCCACCCCCTTCCAGATAACCGGGCCGTAATAGCCATTCACGCCGGAATGGAAGCGGATAACCTCGCCACCCAGGGGCGTGAGGTCTAATTCAAACAAGTCAATTACCGCGCCGACTCCGGCATCGACGGAATCAATAATCATTTCTCTCGGAATATTGCGCATTTTCTCACCTTGTCATTCTGTGATCTGCGTCACGCTAAATCATACCAAAATGGATTGATCGCGGTTTTTACAATATGTATATTTTACTCAAACGGAAGCATAGTTAACAAAATGGCGCGGAGGTGCGTTATGACTGAAAAGCTATGGAAGTTGACGGTATTCATGACAGACGGTAGGGAAAAGGTTATCGCCCTGTATGACGACGAGGGGGAAGCATTGGTTGACGCGCTTTTACTTGCTGAGGATGACCGCCTTTTGGGATACCGGATCGAACCTGTCAAATGGGACAAATGGGAGGTTAACAAAAAATGCAAAAATACAGTTTAGAAGTGTGGACTGATAAATGCGAATGGGAGCGCATGGGCCTATTTGACACATATGCTGCGGCGCGTGATGAAGGTTGTGAATTACTTCGCTGTTGGTCTAACGCTCGTGATTTTGATATTACTCCGGTCCATGTACCGGATAAGGTGGAAGAGATGAACCCGAAAGATATTAACTTTAACGTCAATGTTGAATTTGCTGATTCTATGGATCAGTCTTGCCCTGGTGAAATACACGCAAAAGGTTTCCCGGCAGACGATCCAGAAGCAAAACACGAATACGAAAAAGCGGCAAAAGATTTCTGTATAGACAATCTATCTGCTTTCGATAAATAAGGTGGAAGTATGGCGCGGCGTAATCACGGGGATTATGTGTACACGTTGAAACAGGCCGCCCGCCTTATCGGTTATCATGAACACGAATTTATTGATTTGCTGATTGAGCGCGGGATACTGTACCAGGTCTGCTTAACGCTGTACCCTAAAGCGAAATACCTACAGGAAAAGTTATTCATCATCATGACGGATGAAAACCAGGTTAATCACTCATTCGTCACTGACAAAGGCGTTAATTATCTGCGTGATAACCTATAGGACTGTATATGTTAAAGTACGACGGTCAAAAAAAGGTTAGGTTTACGGGTTTTGCTAAAGGGAACAATAGAGAATTAACAGAATATTACAGTTTAGATATTGGTGACGTTTACCACGTGGAAAGATGTCTGCCTTCAATTAATGCCTTCATAATTATAAATAAAGAAAATCAAGGGGTGCTTGTTACATTTAACGAAGTGGAGTTACCTTAATCAATAAAGTAGACGAAGTGATCGAAATGTTTTGGTAGTGGCTGGCGCGATTGCCATCGTTTATGCCTTTCTTAATTAAGTGAGGTTGATTATGAAAATCGAAGTTTTAGCACTAATCGCAATGGGATTGATAGTATTTGGTGTTCATGCTGTAGATCTGGACTGGAAAACGATAGCGGAAAATATAGCATTAATGGAAATGGAATAATAATAACCCCGCTTCGCGCGGGGTCGTGTTTATACGCCATCAACCAAAAATAAAACCTCCTTCCCTTCCCAGGATCTACACCCCACGTACCCATCACCAACGTCGTGAAGATACCATATATCGCCGTTGTCAGCCTTTACAGCAAGGTCGTTGATCTCATAGTCGTCATACAATGTAAAAGCGTCAGCCTCATCAACTATACAAGTGCCGTACATAACAACCTCCATTAGCCAACAACTTGTTCAAACGTTGCGTTTAGCGTGTACATAGGCCCGTCTTTGGTCATACTCCAGCTACGGCAAACGAAAAGCCTTTGCACTCCATCCATCGACGGCGTCCAGTAGAAAGCCTCGACAGCGCCGCGCGCCCTCAAAAATGCTTCAGCCTGGATCGCTACATTCCCATCATCACCGCATCCCGCACTACTGCCTTTAAAAACCAGGGTGTAACTATCAAGCAATGGATTGATGCCTTTTACCTGTCTTTGCTCATAACCATCGCCCAGCTTAACAACGGATATGTCCGGCTCCCTGGTCACGCTGTAGCTTCTTTGCGGCGTCCACCTGAATACTTCCGGCATAAGCCCTCCATAAGTTACATATTGTATATATCTTTACGCGCTTCTACGCGAAAAACGAGATATTAGTCACAATAATTATAGCTAGTTTACAATATGGCTTCATGCATGGTGTAACAAGGTGTATATAGAAAGCAAGAAGAAAAGCAGTACCAACGAAGGAGGCCCAAAATGAAACGCTATGTGGTTGTAATGCTGAACAACGCATTCGAACAAGTGGAAATAGCAATCGTTAAGGGTTTCGATGACGCATTCAAATACGGTCAATTCATGATGAATGCGAAGGAAGATGAATACCGGGATTTCTTCCTGAAGGCACTTAACTAAGGATGATGGGGTGAGATATGAAACTGGTGGCGATTGACAAAAACCTGAAAGTACAGAAAAACGCACAGGACCGGATTATCAAGAAAGGTAAGGAACTGCTTAAAGCATTTTTAAATAAAGAGGTGCGCCCCAAAAAGTTACGCGATGGGTATGGCTACAAAATGGATATCAATCTCGACTGGAGGCTGTTCAGTGAAGATTTGAAGGTGTGGTTAATTGTTGAGCACCACGCTTACAACAAGTTATGCGGGGTGAAGGGTGCGCATAAGTGAGGCTGGATATGGAGGACGATAAATTCACCTTGCGGGAGATCTGGAATATTTGGCAGGTAATTTCGGATGAGTGTGTATCGCGCGAAATGGTCGTTTATAAATACGAAAATAGCCCCGGCATTGTGCCGGGGTTTTGTTTATTTCCTGCGAGGTTGCAACATTCCGCCTGGTCTGGATGATTCGCGGTGCATCAGGCCCATGCAGATCCTTTCCATGTCCTGTTGTAGCTTTTTGGCATCCTCATCGCTCCATCCATTTTGGGGGTAAACACTAATCGGCGCGTTTATACTAACGCTACCACCACCAGCACCGCCAATGTCGCGATTTGGTATTACCCTGCCGTTGTCACCCGGAATCATGTACTGACTCCCATTGCTCGCCTGAAAGATCTCCGGTTTACCGTGTTCGCCGACCTTATAGAGGCTGCCCGCAGCCACCGCACCGCCGTTATAACGAGCGCCAGCCAGGCCAAGCGCCTTAGCCCCAGCCACACCAGTGGCAAGACTCGTTCCCCCCACGGTCGCCGCTCCGCCCATCGTGGCAACGTTTGCCAGGTATGCAGGAGTGGCCCACGCAGATCCCAAAGCGGTAGCCTCTGCCAATGCTTTAGCTGTTGCGGCTGCGCTGGCGGCCTCACCGATCAATTGCTGTTTAACCCATTCAGCCCCCATTTGAACAAGTGTACCGATAACGGAGGAAAGGATTGTATTGCCAATGTTAGCCAGCGCCTGCTGCCAACTTTGAGTGCCGTTAACCAGGCCCACAAGCGCATTTGTTGCAGATCCTCCCATTGCATCAACGGTATCGCCCAATAGTTTGTAGCTCATTGACTGTGCTTTATATCGCTCCCATTCAAGGGAGAGCATTTCTTGTGCGTGCGCTCTTTCTTGCTCCTTCATGTATTGCTCGGTAGCGCCAAGATCTTCCAGCATTTGCTTGCGTATGGTCCATTCATTTTGCGCCTGCTGTATTGGGTCCAGCTCGCCGCGCTTCTGATCCAGTGATGGAATCATTTTGTCCCATTTTTCTTGCAGCCTATTGATCGGGTCGTTAATTTCTGCCAGAGTTTCGCGCAATTCATCACCAATTCCCTTCATTGCACCTTTGTATTCAAGCATGGTTATTTTCCCGGCTTTAAAGGCTGCATCTATGGCTTTTTGTGATTCAAGCGCTTTGCGCATTGCTGCTGAATCTTCGTTGTATGCATCTGAAATGCGCACACCCTGTTCCGCAAGGCGCTCGGCTTCTGATTTGCCGGATTTTTTACCTTTGCCTTTCTTACCCTTGCCACCAGGTTGAGGCTTAAATGTTATGCGACTTACACCAGCTTGCCCCGTGGGGAGAGTGGAAACAAATGGCTGTTCTCCGCCATCAAACCATCCAACCTGTTTCGCTTGAGCGCGAAACAAACTAAGCCCAGGCACTATACCCTCAAACGCCCCAGCCAATAGCCACAATTTATCAGTTAATGACGTGCTATCGCTCGCCAGGGACTTAAACCAACCGGATAACATCTGAACTTCACTAGAAACAGCCTGTATACCAGTAACCACCAAATCAGACACTCCAAGCGTTTGGTTTAGCGTGTCAATTAACAGATCGAAGTTGTTTTTTAGCTCGTTAAATGCCTGATCTGTTGTTGTTGGCAGCTTTGCGAAATCCTTCTCTATGTCTTCTGCGCCAGCAAGAATTGAATTAGTAACATCCTCGGCGGTGAGCTTACCATCAAGCATTCTTGCGCGAAGTTCACCCATCGAGATCCCCATTTGTTTAGCGACGCGTCGCCATACTTCTGGCATATTTTCAAGTACAGAGTTGTATTCTTCCGCGCGAACAATGCCGCCAGTCAGTGACTGCCCTAACTGGCGCAACGCGTTTGACATTTCATCCGAAGAGCTTCCACCGATACGCCCTATTTTTTGGAGTGAGTCGGTAAGCTGCAATACCTGCTGACTGGTCGCGCTGGTATCCTGCAGGCTGGCCTTTAGGCTTTCCCACAGCTTCCCGGTGCTTTGAACACTCATCCCTGTGCGATTCGATATCTGAATAATCCCGTCAAAATTCGATTTTGCGTCAGCAATGCCGCTTGATAGCCGCGTCACCCTGGCGCGTAGCAGATTCACGTTATCTGCGATCTCCAGGAATTTTTTTGCAGCCATGAGCATCATTCCAATGTTCACAGCTTTGGATAAATTACTTATCGTGGTGTTAAGTGACTGCACTGATTTATCGGTACGTTTAGCGCTTTGCTCGATTTTATCAAACGAGTCTTCCGCCTTGCGTTGAGCTACGAGTAACCGCTCGGTTTTTGCGTCAACGGTATACTCAATCGTGCCTACATTTATTGTCATGATTGTTACTCCACTTTTGTGATCTGTGTATCTATTTTATACAAAATGTCTTTGCTACAACGACTCCATTTTGTATAAAGAGACTAAAGGAAAGGGATAGAGTAAAGGGGTTTGAAAGGACCGGATAAACCGGAGGAAGCAAAAGAGGATAAGAAAATGAAAAACGTAAACTATCGTCCCAACGAACATGAACGCTATGCGGACTTCATAGAAGAAATGTTAAAAGCACTTAAAAACAAAAATTAATCGAGGCGGGTTATGAAACGGTTAGTAAAAGTCGCGGTAGCTGCGGTCATGGCAATATTCGCGGTCAATGCAAATGCAAGTAATGAAGTCAGCAAGATGTGCGACGCTATTTATCCAGCCTACGAAAAAGCATATACAATGGCAAATGTAAACTTTTTTTCAATTGGTAGGCACGGCGTTAACTGGGAGTATTTCATCTTAAATAAAGATAGCAGGACCAAAAAGAGTGACGCTAAAATGATAAAAGCGCACAGTGAAAGTTTCGCTCACATGATGGCTGTTATTGAAAACAAAGAAAATGACAATGAATTTAAAAACTTTGTCGCCGGACTTGCCATCATGGCTGCCGAACGGGCGATAAAGGATCACGACAATAACGCTTATGCCGCTGCCGACGGGATGGCATTAGATAGGGTAAGAATTGACTTCAAAAACATGTGCATCAAAGAAGGCGCTAACATGTATAAAAAAGTAATAGATAAACACCACGAATATTATATAGGTTATTAAAAAAAAGGCCCGGCTAATCCCGGGCTTTTTCTTGCTCGCTATTTTCCATTCTTTTTAATATCTCCATAGCCTCCCTCATTCCATCGTCATAAGCCTTTTTATCAAGCAATACATTTGGTCGTTTTTGTTTGTTTCTTTCGTCTGGCGGCGTTTTAGCGCGCACTGCGGCCCTGTATCCGGTCATTGTCATATTCCATGCTTCTGATTCTGACAATCCCAGGTGAGCAACGGCAGAATAAACAAACTCAAGTACGTCAAATGTCGGCTTGTACTCGCCTTCCTGGATCGCGCCCGTGTCTTCTTCCGGCCCGTCACCAATTAAACCGTGGTACATGCAATGTTGCGCCAGCGTGATAACATCACTTGTAGGCATCAGTCCGGGTTTTAGTCTCAATTTACCAGAAGGAGTAAACCTACATTTGCCCAATAACGGGCCTGTTTCGTCGTCTGAGCAACATTTCAGGATGCGCATTGACGTTTGCACTATCTCACCATAACACCGTGCCATAATGCGATTGCGGAGGTCTGGATCTGTAGGTAATCGTGAAGGGTATTTGCTGCCGTGGATAAGTGCGAAATATTCGACAAGCTCACTATCGTTGCCGATTTTAGCCATCGCAGCAAAGCAAGGATTAAACTCATAGCGCTTACCGTTCACCACAGCAGCAAATTGTCCTGTACGAACATGGATCATAGTATTCACCTTAAAAGAAAAGGGGCCAAATGGCCCCGATTGTTAATATTGGCTGTTATGCTGGCGGAACGTCGCCTACCGTTACCTTGCCAGCGCTTTCGCACTCAATAGACCAGGTGGAAACATCATCATGCGGATCTTCTTCTTTAAAGGAAGTGCAAAGGAATGGGCCTTCAGTTACGTCTACAGGAGAAACGATCTTCAGCCATACATAAGGTTGTGATCCGGTGGTTTCACCTGGCGTAATTACGTGGCGTTTCAGCGCTTTCTGATTATGGATTTCTTCAGTGCGGGACACACCGTCGCCGGAGAAAGAAACGGATTTGTAAGTAACCATTGATTCTTTCGTGTAATCGGCTGATTTATCGGCGGTGGCGTCAGCGGTTTCCCATTCAACGGAAAGTGTTTTACCACGCATCATGCCTAACGCTTTGTACGCTCCAGCTTCCGGCTTCGCATTTGGACAAGCGATAGCGAAGAATACAGCAACGTCACGGCCTGTAAACGTGCCTTTTTCGCAAGTCTGAGACATGTTAATTTACCTCTTATCTTGATATGATGGTTTGAAAGGCTACGGTAAAAATAAAGCGCCCTTCTCTTGTCTGTATTGCAGGAATAGCGCCAACTGGCTTCATGTGTGTAATTTTATCAGTTTTATATTCTGTTAACATACTTTGACGGATGGCATCGGCAAGGTCTTCCACCTCACTGATATTTGCATCATTACGCGCTGAAATAACCAGGATGCGGAAATAATCACGGGTTATTGCTTCCTCACCAGCCGCGCCGCCGTTTTGCTGGATCACGATGTATCTGTCATTATTCGAATTACTTCGCTCATTCCAGAAACGGGCCTGCAAAATATAGCCTTCATCGTATCCGTGGGATTGAATCCAATCCCTTATTTCGTCGTAAACTTCGCTGCGTTTCATACTTTGTAACCTTCTACAATTTCTTTATAAATATCATCGGCGTGGTTAGGATCTTCGAATGCCTTACGCAAGAATCCAGGCTCCGCATTTGGATCCCAATAATTACCCTTTCCAGTACCACCACCAAAACTAATTACCTGTTTCGGTCCGAAATCTGAAAGGTTATTCGTTTTGCCGAAATCTTCGCGCGGCTGGCCTTTTAATGTACCCGGCATATTGTGCACCCATTCAGCGTAGCGGGCCGTATATCCCAGGCGTAATTGCATACCGTCCGCCGTGTTCCCTATGTACTGGAACTGACTGTTAATTAAGAAGCCCGTATCGACTGGCGTCATATTAGCCGCGAAGCCACCAGCCAGCATACCGACGCGCCATAAAACTTCGTGCGTCTTTTTATCGGTGATTTCCTTTAGTTCCTGCTTTAATCTCTCACGGACGCGTTTAACCCCCTTGATAGGCATGATTAACCCCCTGTCACGATCTTATAATCCGGCGTGTCGTTAAACATGCTCATATCCCATTCAACGATCCCGGTAATAACGTTGGCCCCAGCCACCAGCGGGTCGGAAATATTAGTGGTGTCGCCAGTGGCAATCATCCAGCCGTTTTTCGGGCGCTGCACTGGCTGCATATTATGAAGCAGTTCGGTAAATACGGTTATTGTATTGCTAACCTCATTACCGTTTGTGTCTGTTGCAGTGCCGTCGGTGCGCTCCCATGCGCAGTTAATCAGGTATGGTGCGCCGTATACGTCGGCGTTTGTCCAGTCGTCATGCGTTACGGGGTAGATGGTGGCTAATGCCTTGTAACTGAATCGCGCAATCTTACTCATAGCCGTAACTCCAGCTAATGACCTTTGGATGAGTTTTCGCCACGCGCGGGCAAAGAATTACCCATAAGCCAGCATCATTGAGGTAGGCCGCCACCTGGCGTCCGCTATCCGTTTTAACCCACACGCGGGTAAATGGTTTCGGCAATACTGGATCCGGTAATGTCAGGTCGTTCCACATTGTTATATCCTCCCACTTTTACCTATCCAAAGCCCTGCGCGCGCGGTGTTTTCTGGATCTGGTGGAATCAGTTCGGCTGTACAGTGATGTTTATCAAGGGAGTAAAGCAACGAGTAGGCTGCCTTCCATTTTTTATTGAAATCGACATAGCGGTATGACTGGCTTGCACCGTTCGTACCAGTATGCGAGGAAACGTATTTGTTAGCCTGGGTGAGTCCTAACAGGCCAATCAGGTAAAGTTGAATCAATGTTGCAGTGGAGGCCGGATAGTTGGCATCAAGGCATTCGTTAACGCTGTTTGCCTGCTCCACCAGCAAAGATAAGATAACGTCTGGCAGGTCAATACCCTGGCTTTCAAGATATTCCCGCGCCTGTTCTGTAGTGACCATTTGTTTGCTCCACATACAAAAAAAATCCCCGGCATCGCGCCGGGGAGTTACAGAGAAGATGCTAATTACTCACCGCTACCAAAGACAACACCTGAACGACCAGCCATGTCAGCAGTGATCTGTAGACCCTCGGCAGACATGATGCGGAAGTTGTAGTTATCAGTCGGCATCTGGCGCGGCAGCGGAACAACACCAGTGGTCATACCGATCAGCGGGCTAATTACTGATTTCTGGCGCTGGTAGGCAATAAATTCGTTACCTGTCAGCGCGAAGGTCTGGCGAACTTCACCAACCGGGAGGTATGGCTTGATAACATCCAGAACACGACCAACAACAGCGCCATTAACGATGTGAGGCGCAGCCAGGTTAGCCATGATTTCAGGGGATACCCACATGACATCGTACTTAGCTACGAAGTTAGCGCGGGCCAGAGCACCGAAAGCACCAGTAGTGAAGAATTTAATCAGCACGTCAAAGGTGGCGGTAGTCAGGTCGATTTTCGCGGTTTTCAGGCTCAATTTCTGTGTATTCTTGTGGGTTTTCAGGCCCATCGCCTTATGACCATCAACGACCATCGCGTCATTCCCTTCAAGGTAGAATTTAACGCGGCGTTTGTTGAACTGGCGCAATTTAAGGCGCTGGCTATCCAGGGCGAGGTCAATACCAACGGTATTTAACCCAGCAGCGTGACGCCAGTTAACACCGTAACCTGCGGTGAACATTGGAATCGGGTCGCCATCGCTACCGTATTCGGTGTGATCAAAGCCGTGTGGCGCTTGACCATCCATAGACATAACGACTTCATCGTTGATATCGCCTGCTACGCTGTACATTTTCAGCGTTTTACCGATAGGCAGTACGGTTTGCACAGCCATCAGGTCGTTGACGATCTCAATACCGATTTCTTCCTGGCTCAGTTCGATAATCTGATTATCGATTTCTTTCCAGAATTCTTTTTCGAAGCCGCCAACAGCGTTACAGGCCAGCATTTCAGCGGTCATATTCGCGCGGTTAGCTGCAATCATCGCGTTATGCTGCGCATTAAAGATATTGCGCTGCGCCCACAGTTCGCTCCAGTGCGCTTGCATACGGGCGTTTGTGGCTAAATTTTCTCTAGTAAAATACATTATGTATACCTCTTTTTATGCGACGCGAACACGGACGAAATCAACCGCTTCCAGGGTTACGTCTTCCTGGCAATAAGCGACAGTGACCTCACCAAGTTTAATGGCCTGGTCTTTTTTATATGCACCAGTATTAAGGCGCATGGCGAACTCTCGGCCCTGCTCTACATAATCTGCAACTACTGTGTTACCTACTGCGATGGCATCACCAATACCTTTACCTTCATGATAAGCAGGATTAACGATATACAAGCGAGCACCAGCGGTATAATCACTGGCAGCAGTGGCACTCTCGCCAGCCTCACCATCGACAGCGTTCACAAACTTACCGTCTTTCAACACCACCAGCGTCCCCGGTTTTAATTCAGCACCTGCTGCGCGTGTTTCGGTAATGGATTTACCATCAATATTTACACGACGAAAACGAAACATTGTGATCCCCTTTTAATTAGAAATAAGTGTTAAAGTCTGGTACTTCGCCTTTTTTACCTTCGCTTGCTGCGTTGGTTGCCATCGGCGTTGCGTTGCCCAGGGATTTAAACATTGCTTCTAACGCTTCCCCATTTAATGCGTTAGCAACAATTTCGCCGTGCACTTTTGCTACTGCGGCGCGTTTTTCTGCTACTTCTTTATTTGCGTTTGCTGCGATCTCTTCTTTAATCGCTTTCTGGTTGATCTGTAATTCTTCAACGCTTGCCTGTACTGGTTTAAGTGCTTCAGCGATTGCATTAGCCATATTTGCAGTGATGCTTTCGTTAATTTCTTTTACCAGTTCGGCGCGTTCTTCTTTGGTCAAAGGCATGGGATCGTCCTCCGATTTATTGGCCTTAATTTTTTCATTCAGTGAGAAAAGATTGGATAGGTGTTCAGCGAACTGAGCGAACCAGGATTTACCTTCCTCATTGGTTGCAAGCTCGCCATTATTGAGAATTATTTTATCAGCCTGTTTTTCATACGTGCAAACTTGAGCATTTTCAGCGTTAGTGGCAATAGTCACTTCTTTATCAGTGAAGTCCACAACATAGACATAATCTGCATCGGGGAACAGTTTACGCGCCGCTTCCTCAAGTTGTCTTTCAAGCGTGCGATAGCTGTTTTCTTTCATTGCCACCGCCATTAACGGCTTCGCCTGGTCAGTGTTAACCATCAGGCCAACGCCCTGTTCAGGCGATGCGGCAGGCGGTTCGTGCAATAAGATAGCGTCATGGTCAATCGACATAATTTTGACAACGCTGTCAGCACCCTGGGCTTTCATTTCTTCGGTGGCTGGCATACGCTGACGATATACGGCTACGGATGACCAGATCGGATCTTTGCTTTCGCCTTTTTCCAGCGCTTCCAGTCGGCTTAATAATTCGCGGCCTTGTTCTGAATGGCTGGCGGTTTCAACATCCACCCATTTTTCCACATAAACACGATTGCCGCGTAATTCAACATTTCTGTTCCACGCTCCACAAAAGCCAATATTCAGACCTTCCGGGCTAAATGCGGAAACAAATTCACCGTCAACCGTAGGATGGCCCAGCGGTGCGAGCGTGCCTTCCAGAGATTGATAATTAGCAATGATTTCAGCTTCCGGGTAATATTCCCGATTCATAACGATATTGAAGGGCAACGTATATGACGGGACCACAATGTGTTCACGCCCGTTATATGTTTCCCAGCGGATGGTATTAGCGGTTAATTTGGTATTAACCTGAATCAGCTCTTTATTCACGGTTTTTACTCCCAATCTTCGCCATATTTAGCGTGCGCAACTTTGTAGTTTTCTTGCGCCCGATCTAATATTCTTTCGTTTAATATATTACCGTCTTCGTCAACTAATACGGTAATCGTGCTACATTTGCAGTTAATTGAATTAGGGGATCTACTCCACCATTCGCGCTGCTCTTCTATGGTGTACGTTTTTCCGTGCCGCTGTGCGTGTGACAGCCTGGTAGTCGGCGACAATGCCGAAATGTGCATCTGCATAGTGCGCAAGTTAAGCTCATCCGATGCGGCCTCTGCCTCATCCATACGCGCTGTGCGCAACGCTGTGCATATTTCAGTACGGGCAATACGTTTGCACCTGTATAGAGGCAATTGCGTTTCCTGCTGCAATGTGCGCGCTATTTCAAGTGGGTTTAAGCCACGGGCCATCCCTTCGGTTAATCGTCGGGCCATATCCTTTTTGATCTGTGCGGTCAGCCCGCGCATCTCTTCAAATACACGGGTACGAACCAGGGCAAGGCGTGTGCGATATGTCTGACTGGTTAATACCGCCGACACTTCAGGGTAAGCCCTGGAATATGTGACTGACTGGTTAGCGAGGTTGGCATATTCCTGAGAAGTGCCGCGCTGATATGCCACCTTCACGTATTCCTGCCAGAACCAGAAGTTTTCCGGGTCTGTTAACTCGAATATTTCATCAATCATGTCGCTGGCGTCTTCCAGCAAATCATGTAATTCGTCGATGTAGATCTGGAAGGTGTATTTTTTATTAACAGCCAGGGTATATTGTATTCTGTCCAGTATGGCAATATACGGATCCGCAACTTTCTTCAGGCAGGCTTTAAAACGCTTAATAGCTCCCGACCTTAACTTACCTGTCGCGGTCGGGTCTTCGGTGTTAGATGGCATTATCGCGGCTGGAGGTATTCGCCTGATTATCTTCTTCACTTTCATCATCGTTTTCCTCTTCCAGTTCTACCTCACTAGCAGGGCCATCGTATCCGGCAGCTTCGCGGATCTCGTCACCGCTGAATATTTCCTCACCAGTAGCGAGACATGCCTGATTGATTTGTGCCATTTTGTATGCCGCGTCAAGTAGCTCTGCTTTTGTCATGGCGTTAAGGTCGTCCCACAGTACAGATACGTCTACTGGCATACCGATAAGGCGGAGATCTGCCATCTTGCGGAATAGTTCTTCAAGCTCGCCTCCTATTTCCTCACGGCGGGTCATGCAGCGGTTATTGAAGTAGCGGAGGTCTTCGGTTGATGCGCGTTCGCCCTGCTGATTCCCAACCAGGATACGCGTTGGAATATCGATACCAGCGGCTGCGGTTTGCAGGTTGACGTCATAGGTAGCGGAAGGATCTGCTACGGCAGTAACCAGCGGGCTAACGGTAGCCCCCTGTAATGCCATCATCACATCATTACCTTTATTTATATCCTCTGCCGCTTCATTGAATTTTTCGCGTAGCTCTGTAACGTCGCAACCGTATGTTGCAGCCAGAGAACGGAAATCAATTTCTTTATCGAACGAGATAGCCAGTTGACGTGCTGCGTTTTTCAGGAATGACTCACCGCTGCCGCCTTCCACTTTCTCCAGCGAAACGAATGCGTTATAGGACGGCTCAAGGAAAGCGATGGCATCATCAGAATAATCACCGAAGATAAATATGCGATCTGGATGTATCTTTCTTGCTATGGTCTTACTGTTAATGCGCTCCTTGTATTCCCACCATGTAGGCAGGCCATAGTTTTCACTATTCGGGTCTTCTTCAAACTCCTTCGGTGTAAGAGCGCCAGCCCATACCGGGGTAAATTTGGCAATACCTACGCCTTTTGTTACTGGCTGATCCCACGGCTGGTTATCTCTGACATGAATCAACAGGCCAGCATAACGACCAATGAGGCGGCGGCGATCACATTCAGCTATGACGCGCCAGAAACGATTATCAAATTGTTTTTTGATTTCTCTTTCCCACGACGTTTCCTTTTCCGCTTTCTCGTCTTCCGTACCTTCAATCAGCGTTGGCCTGGTGCGCCAGCACGTAGTAATGATCTTCTCAATAGCACCGTGAGCGATACCACCGCGACGATACAGTTTGTATAAATCGTCATAGGTGATTTCTTCTTTGAATCCGTATTCACTCCACGCAGCATCACGTTTTGCATCAATACCCATTGAGAATGGGTTAGCTGCTGCATAGCGGGCAAAGGCCGCCTGGCGTTGTGACAAGGCGGCATTAACCGCCAATTCTAAATTGGATGGCATAATGTTTACTCCTGAATACATGTTTACGCGTTGCTACGCGAAAAATAGAAAAACTTGTGGGGGATTGTGAGACAGATTTTATGTAGCCAATTGAGAATTATTCTTGTTCATCTTCGAAAATTTTTCGAAGTTGATAATAATCAATAACTTAAAATCCGCGCAGGCGTTTAGGTAACATAAGACCCATCGCCTGTGGTTGGCTTAATTCAGTGATCCCCCATACCATCGCATCCATACGGTCAGGGGATTTTTTAGCGGTAGCTGGCACATATTCCATCATTTGATTTTCCAGCGTGTACAGGCTGCCAGTGTGGGCTACCCTACCCTGTGCATACAATGCAGATATTGGTTCGGCGCGGGCAAATTTACCCTTGCTTGCGTGCACCTTAACAATGCGGCCCTTAAATCCTGCATTGCGTAGTGTGGCCTCTGCCATATCACCACCCTGGTTGGTTTCGATAACCATCGCGTCAGCTTCATGGATGTTGTAGGCGTTCATTGCTGCTTGCGCCCAGTCATTAGGTGACATGCGGCCTGAGTAGTCACCGTCTACTGAATACTGAGCATTCTTGCCACCACCATAAGCGGAACAGGCTACAATCCCTGTTTCGTCTGACTCATCAGATGATGTTGTCGCCGGGTCGATGGCTATCACCGTGCGAATTTTCTCCCGCGTTATCTGCATCATGTGCGCGGCGGTTATCATCGCTTCAGTCCACAATGCGCCCTCTTGATCGAACTTGCGCGGACACTGCATATATTGAGCTTCGAATGTTCGGCGATGTGATTTAAGAGTTGATTCATCTTTATCACTATGCTTATGCAACCATAGCCAGCCATCCGGCAGGTTGTGAGGAACAGGAATAGCAAATTTGTTTTCCGGGTACAGATCCCAATAGTCAAGACTGTTGTCGATCTTCACTGGCAGGCAAAGGTGATGCCATTTCTCACCACTACCGCCACGTAACAGGTAGCCGGATAAATCATCGTAGTGGATACGCTGCATGATGACGATCACTGGCGTTGTTTGCACAGCCAGGCGCGAAGAAAGCGTGTCGTTGTAATTGGTATTAACCTGCTTTCGCACCACATCAGAATAAGCGTCAGCTGGTTTCAGGGGGTCATCAATAATCATTGCGCCGTTAAACCTAGGTTCCATGTACCCGGCGCGGAACCCTGTCACCTGTCCAAGCGATGACGTCGCATACACGCCGCCACCCTGAGTGGTCCACCACAGGTTTTTCGCGTTCGAATCGTTGCGCATTTGCATAGGCCACAATTCCTGATATTGCGGCATCGTGATTATGTTTCTTGTCTCTGAGGAATTAAGCAAGGCGAGTCCGTGTGAATACGATACATGCAGGAATCTGGTGCGGGGTTCTATTGCGAGGCAGCGGGCCATCATGTGAATTGTGGCAATCATTGTTTTGCCATAGCCCGGTGGGATGTTGATTATCAACCTGGTGATTTCACCATTAATAACTCGTTGTAGCGTATCGGCAATTATTCTGTGATGACGCCCAACCAAAAAGTCCTTGCCAACCTGTTGCTTATAAAAGTAGGAACTAAAAAACAAAGGTGCTGATATGTCTTTGGGAGCACAACCTTTAACACACAACCCCCTTAGAACCTCTCTGTCAATCTTTGTCGTCGCAGTCTCCATGAGTATTGTACTCCTTATTCAGGTTATCGATTATCTCAAGGACAGTAGTCTGATTTACTTCTACCTGGACGGGTGCTTCTTCCTTGTTACCGACGATCTCCTGTGTGACGCGTTCGCCGTATTTACGCGGTTGCAGTTTTGCCAGTAACCATTTACGAGTTTCAATCATCAGTTGATGGCGGCGGCATTGGTCTTTATCGGTGTTCTCCGCTGCGTCTGCTATGTCGATAATCTCATCAGCCAATATCTCAAAACCGATCTCCTTCGCGCGCATGTACATGTCCGAGAACTCCGGCACGTCTCTGAACCATTTAAGGATTGTTGAACGCGCAGGCATATCAGGCATCTTCGAAATTTTGTTAATACTCTGACCGTCCGCCACCAGCTCACAGATTTCTAATGCCTTTTCTTCGGTATAACCATGCGGACGGCCCGTCTTTTTGGCTGCTGGCTTTTTATCGTCAGCATTTGCCTTTTTAGTGCGGGCCATAATTCACCTCTTAATCATCTTTACCAAATCTTAATTTAAATTCATTCATCATCTTTTCTACTTCCTGTTCGGAAAGATAGATGGTTTCATTATTTTCTGCTGAATCAAGTGTCTTTCTTATTTCATCTGCTATTTTTAGTTCTTCATCGTTCATATCGTCACCTCTTAATATTTGTTGATGATATATACGCAAGCCACAAAACTTGCGCAATATGTTAATACTTCCAACCAGTCGAATAGCTCTTTCATTGTTGCCCCTTGAATATATGCTTCGCTTCTCTGTAAATTAGCGCACCAGTCATTACAATCGCGTATACGCATAACATTAACGCGACGATAAGCACGCCAGAACAAAGCAAAAACATCAGTAGATCGATAAATTCAAACATAATATTTCTCACCAGGAGAAAACAATAACAACCAACAGTGCGCTTATAGCTATAATTAAGAAATCACTATCAGACATTGATAATTACCAAGATAATAAATAACGCAACTGTACACACGATCAACATAATATCAATAGCGTTCATTCGCTCACCTACTGAGTCAGTGCTGTCATGGTAAGAACAATCGCGACAATCAGGAAAAAGAAATCAAGCCATTTCATTTTAACTCCTGAGATTCAGTTAACACTTAAAAGCACCGCAACGATGACAATCACTATAATCATGCAAAAGAAGTCTGCTTCTCTCATCTTTTTAGCCCTCGATAAAAATCAACAGCAATGACTACAACTACAGCCACCAGCAATAGCATTTCGTATGCGTTCATTTGATGCTACCCATAACAAGGCCGATGATAATAATTATGGCGACAATGCCTAACATCATTCCGAACATAATCGCCATCAGTTCGAATATATCCATGCTTCAGCTTTCAATGAATATCATGATCGCCAGCCATACGGCGACGCATAAGGAAAGGATGATTAGCGGGTCAATCATATTTTCACCCCACCAAATACTTGATATATACGTTTATCAGCGCAACTATAATAGAACCAGCAAGAAACACAGAAACGCCGATTAATACGGCAATGATGTAAGCGGCCATAATCATTACTTCCACAACAAAAACAATATTACAGCCGCCGCCATTCCGATAAATAAATAAGCGTCCATAATCAGCCTCGTTTAAAGCTCATTACACGCGGTACAAGCGCCTCTTTTGCTTTAGGCTTACGTTTGCCTTTCTTGGCTGGTTTTTTCTCTTCTTTCGGCTCCTCTGCCTGCTCTACTGCCTGTTCTGCTGCATCAGTCGCCTTTTCCGCCTGCTCCAATGCCTGCTCAACGACTTCAGCGGCCTGCATAGCTGCCAACTGTGCTTCGTTAGATTCAGCCAGGATCGGGAAGAATGCATCAAAGATGCGGCCCACCATGTAAGCATATGTCTCGTTTGCCGGATGGCTTGGTTCTGTAGTCGCTACGACACCGACATCACTTAAAACGTGGAATGTAGTGTGAGCCGCTTCATGTACCAGCGTACCAAGCTCATTATCGAATACTGCGATCACGTAGAAGTTACCGCCTTTCTCGCCAGTGCAAGTAAGTGTTAAACCTCCTGCCAGTTCAAAATCAGGTTCGATTGGGATCCCTGCCTTTTCGCAAAATTCATAGAACATGTCACGAGTCGGGCAGAAGAAAACTGTTGTATGCTCGAAGAGCGGGACTTTGAATTGAGGCAACTTAATGCCTTTACCCTTAGCCATCAGAATATTCCTCTATCCTGAAAAATATAACCCCCGCAAAACTGGACACCGCAGGGAGTGAAAACAGATATAAAACACTGAAAACGGCGCTTAGTGAGTACCGTTTGCAGAATTTTATAAAACTGGACCTGCTTAACATCTCTGATAAACAGATCCGGGCGCTCGTCCTACGCGTGGCAGGTGAGTAAATGGCGCTTTCTTCTACCCAGGTAGCGCCGTACCTGTTAATGAGGTTGTTTACCCGGTATTACGTGTTTTTGACTATTCCGCCGTCGCTCGCGGGAAGGATTGGCCCGGTTATGGCTGGCTGACAGAAACGGCGACACGTCAACGCGCTGCTATTCTTTGCGTAAACACTGAGTTTTGATGTAGTCCTGTAGGCCAGTGATCTGTGCGTCTTTTATTTTTAGTTGTTCTCTGAGGGATAGATAAGCCGATTTAGCGTCGGCAGTAGGTTCGCAGGTGGCTCCATCAATGCGGCTGGAGGTTCCGGTATTACTGTCTGTTCGCATTGGCACGGCGTTGACGCGCAACCGGATAGTACCGTTATCAATGCCAGTGCGCAGATCGGCAATGTCAGATCTGATAGCTTTAATCTCATCGTGATACCTCTTATCAAGTTTTGACAGTTCGGCGTTTCGCTCCTTCATCTGCTGAATAGTGTTACTTGCTGTCTTCAGTGCGCCTTTCGTCACCGTGACTTCTTCCTGTAACCTTGTCGCCTCACCCTGGTAATAACACGTTACGGCGGTTAGTCCGGCAATAATGCAAACAACAGCGGCGATAATTAACGCCTTCACCTTGTCCACGTTTCCCCCCATTCGCAAACGGCATATTCAACATCACGGCGGTTTACCAGGCCTTGCCACTTCTTACCGCCAGCGTATACCCAGCGCTTAAGCTGTGCGCACGCTTCTGATTTCTTGCCGTCATTGAGTAGTTTTAGTAAGGTTGATGTTTTGAAGTTGGTAGCGCCTACGTTATAGGCGAAGGAATAAAGTGCAGCGCGGGTAAAATCTGATATTTCGACTTTGATATATGGGTTAATCGCTTTTGCGGTCTTGTGTAGATCTTTATTTAACAAAGCATCGCATTCTGATTGCGTGTAAGTCTTACCAAGCATGATGTCTTTTCCGACGTGTCCATAACATATCGTGTAAACACCGATGACATCTCTGTACGGCTTATACTCAACGCCTTCAAGATCTTTTATCATCATCCCCGCAATAGCGATCGCCCCACCAGCCGCCGCCGCAATAATCTTATTTTTCAGCGATTGGCTAATCATGTTACTTATTCCCCATTCGCGCGTCGTGTTCCTCTTGCGCTCGCTTGTTCTCCTGTGATTTGAAGTAATAATTAACGGCAAATGTGCCTACGGTTGATAAGATACCCACAAAGACGGCAATATCATTGATGGTTATCGCGCCGAAAAAAGCAGTTACGGCCCCAGTCACATACGCACATGCCTCCCGTATTCTGTCGAACATAGATTTACCTCCAACAAAGCAAAAACCCGGCACGGGGCCGGGTAGTTACAGTTTCGCATTGTTAGGTAATATTTTAATCTGTTTGTTTTCGACCCACAAATACGGCTTTAACGATAAGGGCCAAGCAAACGAACAAGCCATTCTTTGTATTTGGCGGCGACGTGTTTCGGTGCAAAATATCCTTGCACTTCCTTACCGCCTCGCCACTCCCTTCTAAATTCGCATTCGTTTTGATACCCCTTCCCACTTTTACTATCCAGCCAGCAAGCAGGCGAGTAACCTTTTTCACTCCCGAACCGATGCCATATTAATGACAGCAAAATCATTTCTTCCATACTGCCCCCCACAAATACGGCTTTACTGCTTCCTGTATATCAGGCCATTATCAAGCAACATCTGCATATGCCACCGATCCATTCCGCTTGATTCCCAATATTTATTGCCAGCGCTTTGTGTCATCACCTTATCACCTTTAACCAAATAGGCGATATTAAATAACATGTGCAAATAGATACCGTCTTCGATCTCGTTCATAACTCGCCAACCTTAAACAGTACGCCGTTATCAACGCCGTGCTTAATGTCTTCCCTTGTTGTTTTGAAGAATGGCTCTGCATATTCCCCACCATCGAAGCTGATTGTTACAGTATCGCCGTCCACCATGTAAAAAACGTTCTCCATCAGGTTTACACCATAGATACCGTCTTCAATCATTTCTTGCGCTCCTTAATAGCTCGCTTGATCTGCACTACCGTAGCATCAAAGAAAGCGAGAAACATCACTACAGGCCATAAAGGAATCTCAAGGCCACCAGGTTCAGCGCCGCTATACTTAATAAAACATGACATCAGGATCGCGCCAGCGATATAAAGCAAAACAATCACAGCAATAAGGCATTCAATCATAATCATCCTCATCATCTTCATGTTCAGCCAGGAACTCATCAACTACGCGGGAAGTCACTGGCGGGATGTATTCGAAATCATCAGAATCAAGATCAAGCGTCCTGCTGTCGCCGTCGTCGTCAAGCGTATTCATCCCTAATTCACCGAAAGATCCATACCCAATATGGCCCAGGTATTCGCATCCAGTAGTAAAGCCAGGGTATTCGCCTTTACACCTGATCTTGTATAGCTTACTTAATGCGCTCAATGTCAATTCCCCCTGTTACACCTTCAGTCATTTTGTATTCCGCAAACAGTTCAGCACCAAGCAATTCAACATCAGTATCACCCATTCCAGGGAACGCCAGATAAGCAAAAATAAGGCTTTTAATTCTATTCAGGTCTTCAAGATGGTCTGCATTAAAAGGCGGTTCAGTTACATGGAAGCATTTAACGTGCGCGTCGTCTTCAGTGGCTACACGGAAACATGCGCCAGGTTGTCCGGCGAATTGCCCTAATGTTTCCTTGCTCGGTAAAGTGCCACGAAAAACTTTAACGCTGATAAATTTGTACATTGCTTATTCTCCTTAGTAATAAATTAAAATTCAGCACCAGGTAAGCTACGCGCTTTATTTATAACATCTTGTTTTAACAATAATAGTGAGTGATAATGCATGTTAAACATGCTGCAAAGTGGCGTTTCACTATTTTCTGACTTAATTTTGAATAACTGGTTTGCAGTAAAAATCATGTCGTCGTCTGTTATGTATAACCAGTCTCCGCGCTTGCCAACTACAACATGAGATTTTCCCCAACTGTCTTTAAATTCATAATCGCAGAAGGCATCACCTTTAGGCACTTCAACAAAACAGCACGCAATGAATTTATCGCTTTTCATGATTAAACCCTTCTGGCTTGATGGGGTCATTTGCCCCACTGGTTCGCATATCTTCCGTGAAAGTAACATTAATCAGAAAACACCTTTATAATCGACAGTGTATTTTGCTACTAATTTCCATTCACAATAGTTTTCCATGTCGCGCGGTTGCCAGCCTTTCATGCCTACCGCACTCCGCGCACCGTGACGACGATAATCATCGTTATAGTCAGCTATGCACCACGGCTGAAGTACAAACATATAATTGGCCTCGTTAACCAGGATCGCCATCTGCTTTCCTGTTGCCTTATCTTTCGCCCGGAAATAACTTACCCTGATTTTCATTTTTAATTACCTCAATCAACATTTCTTCTTCCAGGTTAGCCGGACGTTTACGAAATATCCCGGCAAAAACCAGATCGTCGAGTAGGTCTTTACGCTTAAATAACCACTCCTTCATTACCATCCCGTCGTCGCTGCGATATACAACGCCGTTTTTCAAAAAATAAAAAGTGTGGGTATTCGTCTGAAGGTATAGATCTTCGTAAACGTCCATGATATTAACCCTCGACCACTTGCAGCCCGCGCCCCTTGTCGCCAACGAAGTCACCCAGGCTGAACGTATACGACCACGCCGGATTGATGTAATGATCATCAGCGCCAGCGGCGATTAAATCAGCACCGTTAATCATGCAAGTGACATCATCGCTATGAACGACATTAACGACCTTACCAACAACCTGTTTCAATGACGGATAACCGTGATCGTGCAAGAATTTGACTTTCATCTTTACCCCTTATAAGTAACAGCATCAGAGATCAACAACACCGCCAACATCTCACCGTCATGTAACGGATCTGGAATACCAAAAAATATATCGCTTTTACTGTCAGGCACTACTACGCGCATATTGCCTTGTTTATCTTCATGTACGAACCACGGCTTTTCGTGTGGCTCAAACATTCCAAAAAGCAATTTAAGATCTATCTCTTCACCCTTCGTGAATAACGATACATCCGTTGTAGCGATAACTAACGCTTTCTGATCTGCTGTTTTCTTTGTTCTCATTCTTCTGTCCCCCAGCGCTCAATGCTGATTAAAAAGTCCCGGATAGCGTGGCGCTCGTAGCGCGTTGGTTTACGCTTGCGGTATATTTTGAAATCGAACCATTCTTTTTCCTGCTCGAAATCCAGATCGTAAGCAAGCGCCTCAATGTATCCGCATTCGTGATACTGGTATGCAACGCCAGCACGAACAAAAAAGCGGGTTTTATCCCGCTTGTGTTCATAAATACGCATATTTACCCCGTTATGCAGTTGTGTAGCTGTCTACCAGCTTTTCATCCTTCATTCTTGCAAGCTGTGCAATGTTCATCGTGTAGCCTTCATCAGAGAAAAGCCATTCCGCAGCTTTGCGACGAAAAACAATATCATCATGGTTGTGCGTCCATGTAGCGATCACCACGCGTTTTCCGTCAGTGGCAAACATTGTTAATTCATTATCAACTACGTCGATAGTCTGCCAGATTTTTAGCTCCATGATTTATCCCCGTAAATTTTGAATAATTCCCGTGCTTCCTGATCTCCAAATATCTTCATATGCAGGTCATGCAGTCGTCGCATTGTGCGGAAGCGCGGTCTAAATTCCTGACTTCGTTTAATGTATTTACCGCCAATTGAATAAATATGCCCGTATGAATACCATCTGTTGCCTACCCATATGTCATATTCTTTGCCTTCGTAATTAAATTTGATTGTTAGCTCCCCGAATTCCATTATTAATCCTTTGTCGAGGATGTCATTAAGCATTTCGTCCCATTCTTTCAGGAATGGTTGCTGATAAAAACCGAAAAGCGTATTTGCAGCGTGGCAAAGGTAATCAATGATTATTTGCATATTATCACCACATCATATAATAAACGTTATCGTTAGCTACTTCGTCGGCTTGTTCTTGTGTTAATAGCGGCGCACTTTCCATAAAAGCATCAGAATAATGCCACTCATAAACAAGCATACGCGCCCATTTGCGGCGCTGGCGCTTATTGTGTCGCAGGTCGTCAAAAGCCTTTAATGCTTTATCATACGCCCTTACCAGGCGTTTACGGTTACTTTTCATTTTTCACCCTTCCTTAATTCCTTAATTTCAATATTGCGTAACCGGACGTCGCACGGCGTTTCAGATTTACCAGTAAGCGCCAGCGTCATGTTTTCAGGTGTCGTGTAAAGAATTATCTCTTTACCCATGCTAAATTTAATTTCTATGCGGATCTCGTTTTCGTCGCCGCACAATACACGGCTAATTGACAGGCCAGCTTTTTTCATTGCTCACCCCACCTTAACATCCAATTCACATCACACTTAATTGCGAATACCTTAACAGGATCAGGGCCGAATAATGGATGCGTGATAGTTTTTACTTCGTACCCGAAATAAGGCAGGTTTATAATCCGGTGCGCTTCGTGGCTGGCTGGATACCCCAGCTTAATGATCAGGCGTTCATATTCCCGCCCTTCCAGGCGTTTACGCCAATAGTCATTGTAAAGCCTGTATTCTTCCACCTTCTTTCCCGCCCGGATGGCGTAAAAGTATTCTCCTTTCAGGTTTAAATGTAGATCTTTACTTGCCATCGCCATGATCCTGTAAACAGTCGTTATAGCCTTCGATGTATCCGGTTAATCCTGTATTACTTACTGACCATTCAGCCGAACGGCGCTTGATGGCTTCGTCCATCGTGATTTCTCCGCCTGGCCTGCCTGGTTCAATATATTTTCTTAAATCCCTTGCTATCCACGCCCTTAATTGTTGCGTATCACGACACAACCGCGCAGATAATGTCAGGTCATTAACCAGCTTTGCAAATATATGTTCCTTTAATTTAGGCTTCATTGTCGTTACTCCGTCCGTAAATATGAACTGGCTCAATTGGCACGGCTGGCAATTCACCATCATTTAACGCGCTTGCCATACCCAACACCAAACGCGCTTCTGCACCAGTGACTTTCTTACACCATGCGCCGCCTGTTTTATCTTCGAACAAAATAACGGCAAACTGATCGTTTATTTCCATCTTATCCATTATTCACCCCGTGTAACTCGTTTAATTTCGTTATCAGCCCTCGCCTCTTCTTTGAACAATTCAGCAATGGCGTCTTCATAGAAAACCCTGTATTTCTTCCACCATGTTGATCGGCTTACCGGAAAAACAAGCTGATTAACCGCCTGCCGGACAAGATCTACAGGGAAACGCGAGTAGCCTCGCCCGCCGCAGTGCTGGCACGTTTTGAATACTGGCATTTCCGCCGCTTCGCTGGCTGTTTTATCCGGTATCTCGCCACGCCCCTTGCATTGTTTACAATGATTGCGAACCTTTCCATGCCCCTTGCATTTTTTGCAAAGATGTTTTTCTCCGTAGTCGTCAAACGTAAATTTATATCCGCCGCACTCCATACAAGTTTTTTCCGTCGCGGCGCTTTGGCAATAATCCCGAAACGCGAAAACGGCAACAAGAATAATAAGATCATTGCGTTGTTCTTCATTTAATTCCATCACATATTCGTAATCTTTCGCCATAGCTCTTAAACGCTCTGTAAGCAATACTACAGCCCTGTGTTTTTCGGCTTGCGATAGCTCCATCTTCCCTAAAAAAGCACTATAGCCAAGCTCTACGCGCGATTGCGCCATACCCGCAGCGGTTAGCGCATCAGTCGTATTAAGCGCATCCGGGGATGTGCCCCGGCTTTCGTCTGATAATCGCGGTGATTTGGGAAAGTGGAATTTCAGAATGGATTCTAAATTCATTATTCCCCCCCCCCGTAACGAGCAATAAGTTGTTTACGATCAGAAATAGACTGGACTAACTTTTTCTCAAGCTCTTTCAATGCAAGCAATTCGCGCATATGAAAAGCCTGGATTTGTCGGACTGTAGCTAAATCATGCTCATCGCGCTGAATATCTATTTGCAGATCTTTAACTTCATTTTTCATTGTCACACCTCCCAATAATTCTGAATATATTCGTTAATATCAGGTAACACCCCTGAATGTTCTTTCACTTTTACGAATATCTGGCCGTTTTTTATTTTATGGCACTTTACAACCTTAAGACTAAAAACCTGCCTATCATCAACCCAAAAATGAGCGTAAGTAAGACTATCGAATATTGCTTTTAAGCAATTATCAATATCGTGTGGGCGTAGTGTAGGTGGCGCTACATATATATAAACGGAAACATTAAAATCAATATTAAGATCAAGTTTTAGTGATTCTATTATTTCTTTGACTTTTTTTTGGAAATCCTTGCCTTTGTTTGTTACATACTTACTACCCCTTTTATTGTTGCCGTAATAAGAATTAACCGATGGTGCCCAGGGTAACGTGAATTCAAATTCACGCATCAAAATCTCCTTGCTTACACCATTGTTTTCATGGAAACAATATTTTTTTTCTCCTTTTTTTCTGACATCCACTGCATCTTCAAAATTATCAAACTGACCAAGATACACATTTTTACCATTAACACATATTTCCGCTCTATAGTATCCGTTAGAAAGTTTATGAACCCCAGGCTGCCCACTTTTATTATTTTTTGGTTTTGCCTGATTTCTTCCGTTTTGCTTATGAGTAACAAGGCGTAAATTTTCTATCCTGTTATCATTTCTGTTGTGCCAAATATGATCTATCTCGCATCCTTTCGGAATTGGTCCGTTATGCATTTCCCATATAATTCTATGTACTTTATGTAATTTATCGTTAACACGAACAACCCAATAACCACTATTTTTATGGATGCAACCAGCCAAATCACCAGCGTTACACTTTCCTTTCTTTCCCTTCCAATATAAAAAACCGTTGTCGTATTCAAATATATCATGCCAATTATTCATGCTACCTTTCTCCTTAAGGCGTCCAATTTCGCCTGATAGATGTTTATTAGCTCCTTACATTCTGCAATCGTCCATTTATGCGTATCGTTGTTGTTCTCCAGAGCTACCACCATGGCGAGGCCAATTTTTCGAATTAGCGCCGGGCGATACCCTCCTATGTTTCCGTCTAATGTCTGGTTGCAGTGCCTGCATTGTTTATGGCAATTATCCTCGTTAAAGCGAAGGTGTCCTGCGGCGGCAACCGTCCTGTAATGGCCCGCATCCCACCCGCATTGCTCACCGTAGTAAGTCCCGCAGGATATACACGGCAAGCGCGCGTCACGTTCGCGGATATAGGCGTTGAATACGTTTTGAACTTGCTTGATCCAGTAGCTGCGCGGATTTAACTGTTTCCGCTTCCGGTTGCGTTCTTCCCGCTGGCTATCGCGGCGTTTCTTCCGTTCCATAGCCTTCATAGCCTTTTCACGGTCGCGGCATAGCTGGTCAAACTTCAGTTCTTCCAGACATTCATCGCTGCACCACGTTTGATTATGATATTTAGGCTCAAAAAAAACGCCGCAGCACTTGCAACGGCGTCTTATGGGTTTTTTAGGGTTTTGCATAAAAACCACCCCGATTATTTTTGATTCTCTGTTTCGTTCAGCCTTTCGGCGTGTCCGGCCCTTAGCCAATGTTCTAAGCATTCGTTGCACTCGTTACAGCCTCCTTTCTTCGTGCTGCATACATTGCACATTGCACGCATAACGCTTTCTCGTTCATAGTCGTCATGCCATTGGTAATTATCAAAAGGCATAATGCTCTCTCCTTTTCAGGTGATTTCTACGCATTTCAGCGCTGCCGGATTTTTAAAGAGCATTTTGTTTGCTTGAAGTATACAAAATGGATACGTGCTAACAAGGTGCAAAGCGCCATTATGTGACATTCATCACACAATGACGCCATTTTGTAAACTTCAGTCCGGCAAAACGCGGTTGAGCGTAGTACGATTGATGGCCCGGTCGTTAGCCAGGAATACAGCACGGGCGAAGCCACGCGGCGTTAGTGAGCGGATCATCTTTGTTCGCTTTGATTTTCCGCCTAACTTCGCGTGCTGCTTACTGTCTTCCCATTCATCTGGCATCGGCACAGGACGGAATAGCGGCTGCTTAAATCCATTCCCGCACCAAATACAAGTTTTCTTCGTGTAGGCGTCGCGGTCGGCAATGTATTCCGGGAAAGCGGGATGCTTATCATCTTCCGGCAGGTAGCCACCGTAAGCGCACGGATTGAAGATAAAATCCGGTTTACGCCATAACGTTGACAGTGCGCCCACCGGATTTTCCACCATCCACGGCACGTTATGCATATTCGCCAGTTTTTCTACCAGTTTTGCGTTATGCGCCGCCTTCACCTGGAAGTCAGGGTCTTTTTTCCGTTTATCAGCGAACCAGCGAGCGCCTGAAACGGCGAGATTGTCGCATGGAGGAAAGCCCAAGATAATGTCAGGATCTGGATAAACAGACAATTCAGGGGAGAACATTACCAGGAAATGGCTGTCAATCCATACGTTAACATATTCAATATTTGGATGAATTATTTTTACCCCGTCATAATCCCCGTGATTAGCGCCGTCATAGTTGAAGCAATAGCATTTATAACCAGCTTCCGCCCAATCTTTAACGGCGTACCCGCTTCCGTCGTACAGCGACCAGATAACCCAATTTCTAAGCCCGCTCATTTTCTACCCTCAAACGTGAAATAGCGGCGCATGATGATAGTGATCACCGTTACCGCTGCCATTTTTGAGATGAATTGAATAGCTGATATTTCCGGCATAAATGCCATAAACGATAGCGTGGGAAAAATTAACGCATCGCCAATGGCGGACGCTATATTTGCAGGCCAGCGTTTGGAATCGAAATCACCAGGTAGAACCCGGTAAACGCCGCCAGAAATAAGCGCACCGGAAACAACCGCGACGAATGACGCGATCGCCACCATTCCGGCGTCGTAATTTATCAGCACCGTGATTGCGCCAGCGGCGGCGCATGTTGTAGCCGACCATTTCAGGCCGCCGTCATATAACAGAAAGTCACGGATCATCATATTGACACACACTGCGGCTACCGTGGTGATCGGAATCACCCACGGGCCGCAATGGTTAACAATAAGATTGATAATCACGAAAACGGCGACATAAACGCAGGCTAATAACCTGTCAATTGTCACCCTTTCCATTTGGATCGTACCTCTTATCATGAATACATTCTGATCTGTCAAACTTCAAATCAAGCCAATTAGCGACCTCACCGTTAAACTTCACAGTAGGAATTATTTTCCCAGGAATAATCGACGGGTCAGGCACTGAAATATCAGAGTAAAGTTTTATCCCTCCGCTGATAGGGAGATCAAAAACAGCCTGTTTCTTTCTTTGTTCTTCCTCACGTTCCGTTAATATTTGCTCAGCTTTTAGCGCGTTATAGCTAATTAAATCAATTAGTGTGTCTGTCGGATCGCTGTTATTGCTCAAAATAGCCTCTAAACGCGCCTCCTTGAGACAAATTAGCAGATCCCATACATCAAGCGTGGTTAAATCTGCCCCCTTCTTAGCGTTGTAAATAGTGGCTATTTTTGGCGCTGATTTTTCCTCTTTTTTGTCGTAGCCGTTTTGCTTACCTCTTTGCTCTATGGTTTCTGCTGCAAGTCTTAATAAATCTGCTGCCTTAGTCATTATTTGCGCCTCTCGCGTATAGCTCTTTACGTGTTATCTGCGTGAAAATACATTCATGTCTGCATCGTGGATGCCAGATCAAGAACAAGCTCCCCTTATTGTTCCCGCTTACTGGTTTCCCTGTTGCAGCATTGATAAACGCCAGCCGCCCGCGCGTGATTAATCGGCATTCGTTTGCCGTCTCCACGCCGTTCATAAACCAGCTAACAGAAATGTCAGCGGGCAATAGCATTACACAGCCAATGTGATTTCGTTGATGTTCAAGCGCCGCCTTATCAACGAATGGTCCCGGATTAGAATATGGCGGATTCATCCAGACATACTCACCAGGCATCGCCACCGCTCCCCACGGATAATGGAGCGTGTCCATTTCTTCGGTTATATATCTCGGGATTAATGCGTTTTCCTTGTTTGCCGCCACATCCGCGACGAACTCGAATTCCCGATCCATTCCTCTAAAAACGGGTTTTGGCGTTTGCCATAAGTCCTTTATTTCTTTCGGCGTATGGCTGCCGCCGTAATCATTTTTCATTACGCCCCCTTAGAAATAATCCTGATCTGTTCCCCAGCGGTTATTCAGATACCCCACCAACCACACAAAACGCTCAATACTGATTAGCGGGGCGACCTTGCGATAATGCTTATCTAATATCAGCCGCGTGGCTTTATCGCTGTAGCCGTTCTTCTCTACCTCCGCTTTGCAGGCCGAAAGCGCGGCGCGGGCGGCAGTCTTTACGGCGTTAAATTGCGGCTCTGACATATTGAATAAGGCCATAGGATCACCATGTGTCAGTCCAATCCGGCGCGGCAGTCCAGCAAAAACCAATGAATGCGCTAACAGCCAATAAAGCGCGGGCTGCAAAAAGAATATTCCCAATGTCGTTAAATTCAGGAAGCGACCACGTAATAAACATAGCACCCAGCATAATAACACCGATAACAGTCAGGGCCGCCAGGAAAACAAAAAGCGTAGCCAAAAGCCACACCCCCAACCAGTTAAAAAAGCTCTTAAGCATTTTAAACGTCCTCAATTACCCCGCCTTTCACGCGCTCTTTAATATCCCATACGTGAGGCTTGCATATTTCTTGATAGTAGTGATCCGGCCTGCTGCCGAAATACCATTTGCCATCCATATAAAAATAAACGCCAGAAAAATTTCCTGGCGCTGCCTTTGTTGCTGCTTCTGGAATTTTCCATTCCATGTAATGTTTAAATTTCATGAGTTTTTAAATAACCTCTTCTGAATGCTTTGATGTAAATTCCTAATCTCCTTATATGTTGAACGCCATCAATAAGACGTATTAAATAAATCGCTCCTTTTGCGTCAGATACAAATCTACACCCGAAACCAATGCCAACTAATTTTAGGCTATCAGGTATTCGATAATCAGTTTCTTGTTCCATACATTACCTCATATGGTATTCAATAAACCACCTGATAAACAGGTATAAGGCAATAAAACCCCAGAAACAGCACATATAAAACAATGTATCGTCCATAATTAAGCCTCAATAACACCGTAATCAAACGTGCCTAAATACCGTTCGATACTTACAACCTCAATACCATCAATACACCGTTTCCACACAGACACCTGGCTTTCATTTTCTCTGAAGTGCATATTAGAAAGCACTTCATCGGCTGGATAGTCTTTCCCGGCGACGTAGGCATCGTGACCTACGCCACCTTCTACGCAATAAAGCATCAATTCGCGTTCCATTTTTGCTTCCTCCGCACCGTAAACCTTTTGATTTCGGCTTACAAAACGGATATACAATCACAATACAAAATGTATATTTATGTGATCGGAATTACTCGGTTAATGCAGTACACGTTTTCCCTGTTCAGGCGTCGGCTGTGCGTTTTTCCGTGCGTCATTAAGCACAGCGATAGCCGCCTGTACGCCGAAATCATTTGCACGCATATCATTGCCAACCATTTCACCGTAAAACAATGGCATGAGCGCTTTTACTTCTTCCTCTTTGTGGCCTTCCTCAATGCATTTCTGCAACATCTTAACCTCAAAGATATTTTTCATCAGGCCGCGCATAGAATGCAGTGAAACACTACCAAGCTGTTCCTTGTTCAACGGGAAAATGACAGCACTTCCGAACGCGAGCGGATCAACCTCTTCCGGCACTGGTACGCGTCCGAATTCTTCCTCCATGCGCTTCACAAAAGTAAGAGAGAATACATAACGCGCTACCGATGTTTTTTCTTCCATACTTAAAGACACGTAATCGCGGATTGACGCACCCATCACAATATCAACAACCTGTAGCGCCAGATTCAAATCAGCGTCATACGCGCCAGCTTCCATATCTTTCAATACTTCGTGATAATCTTTAATTTCCACTTCGTGAAAGTTTGCATCATCTGTATAGCGAGTGATCAACATACCTTCATTACCGAGAGAGTAAGCTGTTTTGATGTCGTTCATGATATTTATCCTTTTATAGTGGGTGATGCCATTTCATTTCAGTTTCTGAATTAAACGGGTTTCCTTCGCTTGAAAGGAATAAATCACGCTCCCGTTTCAGTTCTTCCGGGCTTATTTCTATTTCATCAATCTGACCGAACGATCCCGGCATCATTCGTTTTAAATCAGATAGCGGACGCATAAGGCCGCAGCCGCGTAACAGCATATCGACCGCGAATTGTCTACGTCCGCCAGCGTCATTGAAGCGCCGCGCCCAGGGCACAACCACGATCCGGCGTTCGAATTCGATAAATAGTGATAGCTTGTTTGTTTCGCTATCATATGCTTTATGGAATTTAATTTTCATTTAACACCTCAACATATTGTTCAAGATGCCATTGACCCACCTCATCATCTTCCTCGTCAAATAATGTTACCTGACCACCAGGCCCAAAAGAAAAGGCAGCTATGATAAATTTATACCCATACCACGTACGGATCTTTTCGCCGCCTTTTAAATCTTTAACTTTTACCAATTTTATAGCCATACGCCGAACATCCCATTCAGTCCGGCGAACAATTTCCGCCAGTGGTCTTCAACATAAGCCCGGAACGGCTTAACGCGAACATTACGGGCCTTCAGTTCGATCTTGTCAAAGAAGCGCGGCTCTATAATTGTTCCGTCCAGATATTTAACCAGGATCGGACGCTCAAGATCGTTATATGTCTTATTCAGCACAACCAGACCAGGGTCTTTACGGTATTCCGGGAGCACGACCAGATCACCCGTTTTGATATTCATGAATGGCATCACATCACCCCGCCGATATAGCTAATAATTGCCGCAGTCGCGCCAGCTATTACCACCATGAAGACGAAAGCGACCACACAGAAAACAGCCTTGACAGTATTTTTGTCGACTCGCATATAAACCTCACATGTCAGTAATCAGCTTAACAATCGCCACAGTGATATAGAGTGACGCACTAAGGTAAACAGCCGCCACAGCAACGGCGGCGGATAACATTGCAATCTTTTTCATTTGCCACCCTCCGCAATGAACTTATCAAGCCATTTGTTATTAGCCAGCCGTTCGGCATCTTCGCCAAATGATTTACGTTCGCTTAATTCCTTGCGCGTCGGGAAAGGCCATTTATCGTGCCAGCCCGCCGACGTTTCGAATTCATAGTTACCGCCACCGAATTCGACAAATACATCACCATCGTCTGAGGTTTCCGCAGTCCCCTGAAAACCGCGCCCGTTATTTTCGCTTAATGTTGTAGCTGTCATGGTAATACCTCATTAATCGTTAATAACCTTGCCCATACGCCCGCGATATTTGCGCATTCGTGGATCAACATATTCAGGCCACTGCATATCATCAGTTTTCTGTAGCGGGTAAGAACTCGCTCGCCAGTTGTCAAACCAGATTTGCTTCGCGTACAGGTCACTAAATCTTTTCGCCATTCGATCCGCTGCCGTGCCGCATAAAAAAAGCCCGCGATCGATTTGATCGCGGGCTTCTTTTAATACTTGCTCTTTTGTTCGTGGTTGCGGTGGCGGTTTTAGATAATCACTCATCGCTAACACATTGATTCTAAAAAGGAATATCGTCGTCGAAGTCCATCGGAGGCGGATTATTCCCGTTATTATTCTGCTGCTGCGGCGGCGCTTTCTGCTGCTGTCCTTGCTGCTGGCCTTGTTGGTTAACATTCATGAATTCAAATTCATTAACCGCCACTTCTACCGCAGTCCCCTTCGTGCCGTCGTTCCGGTCATATTGCCGAACATCCAGGCGACCGCTTACCACTATTTTTCCACCCTTGCGGATATGTGGCGCTAATTTTTCCGCACGCTCACCAAATACCAGGCAAGTGATCCACATTGTCCGCTTGTTATCACCGTAGCCATTCGTTACAGCTAACGGAAAACTACCAATCGCTTTACCGTTTTGCGTGTAGCGAACTTCCATGTCGTTTCCGATATTCCCGCCCAGCGTAATTGAATTCAAACTCATTAACCCATCTCCCCGTTAAGCTCTGCGACCCGGATGTCATAAACATCTTTTGCCTTGATTCGATGTTCCGATCCTTCCGGTAGTAATTTCCAGCATTTGCCAAATATTTCACGCAGCTTGTTAGCGTCCTGCGCTTTCGCTGCTGCATCACAGAAACGTGCTAATACTTCATCAGGATTTGGCGGCGCTTTCTTCTGCTGCGGTTGTTGTTTTGGTGGGTTTTTCTGTTGTCGCGGCTGCTGGCCTGTCTGCTTCGCGTAAGCATCAGTATCAGGATCGCGAGCATCATCTATACAGAATAAACCGTTCAAAGCATATTTACGCGCGTAACTTGATGTTGCTCCTGTTAGCTGGCTGGCGTCCATACCCTTCTTGTTTTCTTCCTCCCTGGCATAAGCAGTTACCGCTATTACGTCTTCACCGTCGCTTAGCGTCGCCGTTGCTTTCACATAATAGCGATTGCCGATCAGGACAATTTCATCACTAACAGTCAGCGTGATATTTTGAAGCAGTGGTTTAACCGCCTCTAAAATATCCTCCGCCGACCTGTAATTATATCCACCAAAATTATTACGCTGATTTTTCGGCGCGTTCAGCGTTTGCTGAATCGTCCATAGCTTTTTATGTAACTCTGTTTTCACCATTTAATCTCCCGTGCTGTTAACACTATGTATAAGGCTTTATTCGCGGCGCTCCACATTTCGGCATCGTGAAGCATTTCCGCTACTGCCAGTTTGAATTGAAGCGCCTGAATAACCATAATGTCATCTCCGGATGTTTACATTTTGTATTAATGGTAGCGGACTTTATCCAGGGGTTTTTCCCCTAAATGGCGTGGTTGCGTTGCGTGGTAGTAGCTGCCGCTTTCATTTTCCGTATACCATTTTACTGATCCTTTGCGACGTTCTTTAATGCTATTTGGTTTGCATCTTTCCTCGTTTGCAAATCGAATAGCTTTATCCACATTGTCTGTTTTATTGATTGCAGGTGATGATTTTCTTTCGTTTTCTCTTTTTATCCTTCTGCGTTCCCTGGCATTCATTTTGCTATCACATTTACCATATATAATTGTAACGCTCATAATCTGATCTCCGTATATCCTTGATGATACTTAATAAAAAATCATCTTCGTTAATTGCCGCACTTCCAGCGGCTGACCAGATTGTTAATGAGCGGCTTAACATCTTTCAACTAATCCCGCAATCATCGCCGTTCCCGGCGTGACCTTGCTCACTCCAAGCAAGCTGACTCGTCGCCTTGCGTGCGGTTTCGTGGGGGATGTAACGCTTTAAACACCCCATGCGCCTTGTTATCAGTGCCGCTTTCGGTCCCCCATCGGGGAGTTACTCCACGGTTGACAAGGTGTTAAGCCTGATTTTTAAAGTGCCAGGAAGTTGCTTTTGTTACCTGCGCCCTTCCTTTGACTCGCAATATACGCCCCGTAAAACATCGAGTCAATCCATTTTGTATACTTTTTTAAAATATTTTATATGCCATTGATATTTAAATAATAAATAACGTTTTCTGTTTACGTTTTGGTGTTTTCCAGGCAAAGAAAAGCCGCCATTCGGCGGCTAATGTTTATGGCAGGTTTACGATCTTCGCATCAACCACCACGCCTATAATTTTTGATTCTGGATTCATAGGGATTGGCGGATACAGCGGATTGAGCGAACGTAAAAGCCTTTGACCTCCATCAATAATCAACTGTTTAAACGTCGGTATCTGCCCTTCCTCAAGCTGGGCTATAACCAGTTTGCCGTCAATAGCTGGCGCGTGCGGGTCCACAAGTATCATCGTCCCCGCCGGGATGCTCAACCCCTGCGGCGCGTTCATTGATTCACCTTTGGCAACCAGCCAGTAACTGTCATCTGAACAAATAACGCTAGTCGTAACGTGTCGTAATGCTGAACGCCTTGCGTCATCCATATTGTTTACTGTGTCCTTCCAGTCAATAACCGGGTAACTACCTAAATCACGCGGCGGCACGGCCTGAAGTGTATTAGAAACAGAATCATCAATGACCATGCCATCATGTGTAACAGTAAACTGCCGACGACCAAGCTCGCGCATAATCCGCGCAATATCTTCAAGATTTGGCTCTCGGCGACCGTTCAGCCAGTGTGACAGGCCGCCTTTAGTTATCCCCATACGATCCGCGAGCGAATCCTGGCTCATGCCCTGCGCCCGCATGAGCTGCTTTGCTAAGTCATACCATTTTGTTTTCATGTCGCTACCCTATAACCTCAAAAAGTTTGATGCAAGTCACAAAACGTGTATTTTAAGCCTTGATTTTAAAATTCCATTTTGTAAACTTGCAGACAAGGTAAGGCCATACTTGCAAAGACGCAAGGAAAAAGATAACGGAAGGCACAAAAAGGCACTTACCTTATGCTCTTTAAAAATCCGGTGTCGCTGCGAAGCGAAAAACAAATATCACGCAACGGCGGGATCTGTTGAGCGGTCAGTCACTGCTATCTAATGCTAATGGGATGCCCGCCCGCGCGTTCACTCTAACCATAGGAGAAAATGCGATGAGTATAAACATGATTAGTAAAGCATGGAACGTAAAACTTAATAGCCCGATTCAAAAACTTGTCTTAATGGCTCTGGCTGAAAAGGCAGATAACAAAGGACGGGTACATGATGCATCACGCAAAGAAGTAGCCGCAATGTGTGAACTTCCTGTTCATACGGTACATGATGCCTTCGCCGCGTTAATGGATAAAGGATTTGTTTGTCGTCTTGATGCATTCAGTGATGTCTATGTAGTGATGTTGCCGGAGGGATGATCTATGAAGTGGTTTAAGCATGACAGCGATGCGAACCGCGATGAAAAACTTCAAAACGTTTTGTTAGATTATGGCCTGGAAGGGTACGGGCTTTATTGGTATTGCCTCGAACTAATAACTTATGACGTAGATCAGCACAATCTGACTTTTGACCTACGACATGACGCGAGAATCATTGCTCGAAACGTCGGATCTACTGAAAAACGTATAGAAGAAATGATGAAATACTTCATCGAAATTGGTTTGTTTGAATGTTCTCAAGGCCACATAACTTGTTTAAAGTTATTGAAAAGGCTGGACCAATCAATGACTTCTAAAAGCGCTTACAGGGCCGCCATAAACACAGCGAAGGAGCAATTAAAATTAGAAAAGTTAATCAATCCAACACAAAAAGGTCATGATAGGGTCATGACCGGGTCAGGAAAGGGTCATGAATTAGAATTAGAAGTAGAAAAAGAAAGAGAAAAAGATATATACACTTCGTGTATTGTCGAAAATGAACAAAAAATGGTCAATCAGGATGGCGTAAACGAAGCGGCATTGCGTTGCCTTGCCTTCTACAACGACAAGGCAGGATGCAAATGTCGTGATGCTAAGCCATTCGTAGAACTACTGACAGAAACAAAAACACGTAAAGCGTATACGGAGAATGAGATCACGTTAGTAATTGAGTGGGCTTTAACCCAATGGCGTAGCCGTGGTGGAGTACCTAAGCCTATCAACATTTGCCGGGTAACTAAATTTGATGGGTATCTGACTGATGCTGAACAATGGCGCAAACTGTCAGCCACTGTAAACGCTGCCGACGTGGTGGAAGCATTTAACAGCACGTTTGACGGCCTGTTACCACCTGCCGAACTGGATCGGGATCTTGAACGCAAGATCTATGCGTTCACTGACTACCTGAAAGACAAAAGCATTAACGGCTTTGTCGCCTACTTCGAAACGTTCAAAAACACGGCTTCAGATTTTTACTTCGGCGATGGCTTCACCGCGACACTTGATTTCCTGCTTAAACCAAAAACGCTACGTGATACGCGCGCTGGCGTTCTTTGACCAATCACGATCCGCAAAAATCCAAAATTACCCACAAAACAACCTCACCAGCGAGCTAAATCGCATGTGGTGCTACACTTGCTTACCTTTTTGCGATTAGCTCGTTATAGAGCGTTACAGAGAGGATTTTAAAATGGACGGTAAACACGTTTTCGCCCTGGCTTTTGCCATCGCTGCGGCAATCGCTGTTAACGTCGCCTTGTTCGGCGGTCTGTACCTGCTAATCAATCCATAACCTACCTACCATTCTGTAAATCGAAAATTAGCCACCTGATGGCGTCTCTGACGCAATAAGACACTGCAACCTGTGCAAACGGGTGTCGCGGTGGGTTTTTGCGTTGTAGCGCGCATGATGTTCTTAAGGAGTTGGAGCGATGCGCAAGTTAACACATGAAGAACAAGTTGCAGCTATCGCGAAAGTTAATCCTGATGTTGAAGTGTTAGGGGAAATTGTTAATAACAGTACAAAAGTATTATGTCGCTGCAAAGTTTGTAACCATGAATGGTCGGCTACACCTAGCAATATTAAATATGGACGTGGTTGCCAGAAATGCGCTGGGAATATGAAGTTATCGCATGAAGAACAAATATCGGCTATTGCTAAGGTTAATCCTGATATTGAAGTGCTTGGGGAAATTACCGGCGACAAAATAAAAGTATTATGCCGCTGCAAGGTTTGTGATCATGAGTGGTATTCTACACCTAAAAGCCTTAAGATCGGGAGCGGTTGCCAGAAATGTGCGGTGCTAAAACGAGCGCAAGGCAAAAAAATATCGCATGAAGAACAAATATCGGCTATTGCTAAGGTTAATCCTGATATTGAAGTGCTGGTTGAAATAGTTAATAACAGTACAAAAGTATTATGCCGCTGCAAGGTTTGTGATCATGAGTGGTCGGCTAAACCTAGAGACATTAAGAGCGGGCGCGGTTGCCCGAAATGCGCTAAATACGGGTTTTTATCACACTACAACGGAAAACTTTACATCATGGTTGATGATCTTGAAGTGCCTACACAAATGAAAATTGGTGTAAGCGTAAAAGAGAACGAAAGGAGGAACAGAGTATTTAAAAGTGCTCGTAAGGCAGGTGTAAGGCTGACTGATTTACAGGTAGTTAAAACATGGAATGGGCCTACTGAGATTATGCAGGAAATAGAAAGCAAAATGCACGATGCTTTCAGTGACTATAAAATAAACTTCCCTGTTAAGTTTGATGGTAGCACTGAATTTTTTTATTACAGGCCGGAAGTATTCGACATGGTAGAAGAAACATATAAAGAGATTGTTTGCTGTCAATAAATATACAAAATGTAAACATGAGGAAATAACATTATGTCGCAAAGAAAAATCAGCGATGAGCAATTGATCGCTGAATATAACAACGGTTTAACGTACAAGCAGATCGCTGAAAAATATGGCATGTCAAAACGCAACGTCGAGCGGCTAGGCGCAAAACTGGCGAAACGCGGTTTAATATCAACGCGTCGCGCGCCTGGTTTTGGCGTTACTGGTGAATCTGTTCTTGTCGATAAGGCTGGTAATACGGTCATGCGCTGGATTAAAACTGCCCGTGACCGTGATGAAATGGAAAGGCTAATGGAAGCTGCCCGCGACGCATTCACGGAAGAAATACCACGCGCGGAGGCCGTGCCAGTGCCTGAAATTGATTTTCAAAAAAGCCTGGCCCTTTATCCGGTATTTGATCTGCATATCGGGGCGCTTGCTCATAAAGCTGAATGCGGCGAGAGCTACGACACTGGGATCGCTGAACGCGTGTTGAATGAATTCTTTGACTACGCGGTGGGCGCTGCGCCGATGTCTGAAAAAGCTGTTTTGCTTCTCGGTGGGGATGTTCTTCACACTGACGGGCTGTTGCCAGTTACGCCATCAAGCAATCACGTACTGGATTGCGATTCACGCTATGCAAAACTTGTCTATGTAGCGATCCGAGCGGTACGTCGGGCGGTAGGAAAGATGTTGTTAAATCATAAGGATATTGAAATCCAGGTACTATCAGGCAATCACGATCAGTCTGGCATGATTTGGCTACGTGCGGCGCTGGCGGCTTTTTACGAAGATGAACCGCGCGTAACTGTTGATGTGTCCCCTGCTATCGTCCACCACACACAGTACGGCAAAACATTCCTTGCTTACCACCACGGGCACACTATCAAAAAGCCGGAAAATTTATTGTCGGCTTGCGTATCTGACTGGCGGGAGGATTTCGGGAGGTCTGTGGCTGTTTACGCTCACACTGGACATCTGCACCATCAATCAGTTGTTGAAACATCACTTGGAATAGTTGAGCACCACGGCACATTAGCTGGCAAAGACGCATATTCAACTAATGGCGGCTGGCGGTCGCGGCGTCTGGCAGCGGTGATTATTTACAGCCCGGATCATGGGGAAATTGGGCGCTTTGTTTATTACTCTGAATATTCCATTTTGTAAACCGGAGGCAATAACATAATGGTAACTGAGCAAATAAACTCACTACGGCAGGAACGTGAAGCGTCAGTTATCGGCGGGCTACTGTTAGGTGGCCTTACTCCTAACGCGCAAGATGTTCTCGCCACACTTGATCCTGAAGTGTTCACGATCCCGCTTTATAAACGTGCGTTTGAAGTTATCCGGGCGCAAGCCAGAAACAGAAATCTTATCGACGCGTTATTGGTTGGCGATGAGATTGGCAATGAAAACTTTGTACCGCTAATGCAAACGGCACGATCGTGCCCTTCTGCTGCCAACCTGAAAGGATATGCGCAACTACTACAGGAAGAACACCAGCGTCGGCAAATGCTGGAACTAATGGAAGACATTCGCTACAAGCTGGAAACAGGGACGCTTGAAGTCGTCAGGGAGACGATGAAAGATTTTGATTCCCGGTATTCAAAATTAAAGGTAACAAAAGATCAAATTATCCCGGTGCTGTTGCGCGATGCGGTCCAGGAATACACGGAAGTGTTAAGTAAACGCATGGAGTGTGGCGTGAACTCTGACAACATCAAAACAGGGATTGACCCACTCGACGAAATGTTAGGCGGCATTAACGCTACTGATCTGGTGCTTATCGCCGGACGCCCAGGGTCTGGTAAATCGGCGTTGGCGTTGGCAATTGCCCGCGCGGCGGCTGAACGCCCATACCCTGGAGGCGAAGGTCAGCGGGTCGGCGTTTTGCTGTTCACGCTTGAAATGTCGCTCGATCAGATGACTGAACGTGCTATCGCTGGCGCTGGGAACTTATCAACGGATTGCCTACGTAATCCGGTAAAACTGGATGACGAAGGTTGGGCGCACGTCGCCCAGGGAATGAGTGCCCTTGCCGATCTCGATGTGTGGATTGTTGACGCATCGCAGTTAACGGTCGAGGAAATACGCGCCACCGTCGAACGGATGAAACAGGACCATCATAACCTGGGGATGGTGATGATTGACTATATCGGGTTAATGAAACTGGCTAAGGCCGAACGTCATGATCTCGCCGTAGGGCAATTGTCGCGGTCATTGAAAATGATGGCGAAAGAGTTGCGCGTGCCAGTGGCGGCACTGGCGCAATTATCTCGCCGCGTTGAGGAACGACCGAACAAGCGCCCGAACAATTCTGATCTGCGTGATTCCGGTAATCTTGAACAGGACGCAGACCGGATCATCATGGTCTACCGCGACGGCTACTACAACGAACAATCGGTTGCCCGCGAATATATGGAGATCATCGTTTCAAAAAACCGTCACGGGAAAACGGGGACTGTTTACCAGCGGTTTGACGATAACGGCAACATCATCCCATGCGACCAGGCCCGCGCGGCGTCCGCTTGCATTCAGTCAATGCAACAACGTCCGGCGGCAAGTCGATTCTCCCCACGAAACAGCCAGAGCAACGCATCTTTTTAATTAACTTGAGCAAACGGCTTACCGGAAAGTTGACCGCTTTCTGGTGGCTGTTTTCGCGCTTAAAACGAGGCGAAAAACAATGAGCATTGAACTTGAAGCAAAAATTATCAATATCCTTGAACTTGATGGCATCGACACAATGCACCAGTTACGCCAGAAAACAGGATTATCAGCGGAATATGACGAAGCTGGATGTTTGCCTGAGACAATTAAACACTTAATCGACACTGGCATTGTCGAGCGTGTATATACATATTTCGGACCTCGCCGCAGGTTGCTTGGCTATCGAATTAAATATTTGTATGCACAACGTCGCGATCGTGTGGCATCGTTATTTAGTGACTACAGCGTTAAAAAGCGTATGCGTGACATTAGCGCGGAAACTGGTATTCCGTGGAATTACCTGTCGCGCACGCTGCGTTTAATGGTACTGGATGAAACGCTTTGCATAGACACCAATAAGCACGGCCTTAATTTTTACTCACTGTTTAAACCTGGGCGCTTCGGTCACGCTAATGATCTCGCGTTTGATTTTGACAGCCGCCTGAATGAATACCGGAAAAATAACGGCCTGCTGCCGGATAAACCAGTATTTGAGGTCGAAAAACTTAACGGTGAAACGGGGTTGGAATTATGATACGGGTAATCTTTTATTCAGTTGAAACGTTTGTTGACGATACGCGCGTTTATTATCCGTGGGAAGTATACGACGCAAAGGTGTATACACCGCCACTGATGCAGAAATATAAACACGTAAAATTTAACCGGGTTTTTGTACCAATGCGTGATGCACTGCGGGTGCTGCGCGGTGAATTACGAAACACAATGCGTATTGTGTGAGGGGCGATCATGAATAAGGAGTTAGATTTAACCATTGAAGACTTTAGCACTATTGCGGAATACATGCACGGTGACGATCCTGATAAACCTGTTGTGGTTGATATGAGATACTTAAAAAGCGCTTTCATGACAAGCTCACGTCTAATTTCTTTGCAGGCGATCATGTATGCGCGGGCGCAGTGGAAAAACAGTAACGGTGTATTATGAGGCAAATTAGATTTGAAATAGTAAACGACGCCGTAAAAGAAAACGCTATCAGGCAGATAAGAGAGATCCAGCCTGATAGCAAAAGCCCGCTGATAATTACCATCCAGGAGAAAACCCGCTCGCTAAGCCAAAATAGCCTTCTATGGGCGTTGCTAACCGACATTAGTGATCAGGTTAATTGGTACGGTAAGAAGCTGTCGCCGGAAGACTGGAAAGCGGTATTCACCGCCGGGCTTAAAAAATATGGCGTCGTGCCTAATCTGGATAAATCCGGCTTCGTTGTATTGGGAACATCTACAAGTCGAATGAGTAAATCAGAATTCAGTGAACTAATCGAATTAATTTACTCGTTCGGTGCTGAACATGATGTTCAATGGTCGGGTGATACGAAATTAAACGAGGAATTCATAAAACGCTGGGGGCAATAATGGCTCGTTATTACATGGCTAAACCTACAGGCATTTTGTATAAGATTGATGGCGAATACGTTTATTACTTTCACAACCAGGTGCGTGATTGGCGATTGTGTCACGCGCACTTTAAGCACGAAATAGAAAATCACCCTGAATATTTTATCAAAGTTGACAATGTAACTGTGGCGTAATTGAGGATAAGCAAATGAATAAACTTAAAGCAATTGGCGTGATTAGCCATCGCACTAACCCTGAGTGTTACCCATCGTTTGAGGTAACAACATGCCGCACAGAATATAATTTTGGATCATACTATTTATTGGGTGTTCGCGCGGATGGCGGCACTTATTCGGTTATGGCTGCAAGCTGGAAATTTGATAAATACGCTAATTTATCTAATAAGGATGATGACGGCATGAATAAAGAAAGTGAGATCATTGATGAATTAATCGAAGATGAGCGGCATGATTGCGAAACGCAACCAGAAAAAACGGAATGGGCCGTAGGTGATAAACCTCCTGTTAATGTGTGGCTTGATTGTGTAGGTATGACCAGCGGAACGGTTCTTGATGTCGTCAAGTTTTTATATCTCGGTGATAATTGGGCTATCGCTCACAGTAAATTAATATCAGATGTGGAAACGATAATTACATGGAAACAATACTCTTATCGCATTCACATTGACCAGAAAGAAAAGGCACTTGCTGAAATTGCTTTCGCACTGGCTACTAAGGTTATCGGTGAAGATGCGGCGAAAGAGATTAACTTTAACCGCGACAACGAATTTTCGTGCGATTATCGCAACATGGCGCAAGCTATTATTGACGGATGTATCGGACACGTTGAATACACGGGGGATAAATAATGGATAAAACCGGGACAATCCTTCTTAGTCGCCCTGCCATCTGCCGGATGCTTGGGGGAATTAGCAGGGGAACGTTTTACTTATGGCGTAAAAAATGGGAACGGAACGGAACTCCGTTCCCCGACCCGGTTGACGTACTTGGGACCGGGCGTGGCGTTATGTACCGCTATCAGGACGTAATGCAGTTCTTTGATCGGATTGGTTTAACGTCAGCCAAAGATAACACATAA